CCCCGATGAATGGCTTTCTAATTTTGATATAGAAGATGTCATGAAGCAATATCATGTAAGCAATCCCGAGTTCAAATTCATCGGGCCGACCACTATTGATTTTGATAGTAAGCCTCCAGAAATGGGCGGGAAATGCGTTTTAGAAGATTTGTGTAGGTTTGATTTAGCCCGATTTATAAAGGCCAAGAAGACGAAAATAGGGATTGTTTTTAATTTAGATCATTATAATGAATCTGGAAGTCATTGGGTTTCCGCTTTTATAGATATAGATAACAAATTCGTTTTCTTTTTTGATAGTGCGGACAATGAAATTCCTCCTGAAATATGGCAGAAGGGTAAAAAAGAGTCAGTCGATGGCGAAAAGAAGCCCTTTATAAACAGAGTTTTAGAACAGGGACTCCAATTACCGACGCCTATAAAATTCGAATTTTATAATAATCGCGGACACAGACACCAAAAAACGAACACTGAATGCGGTATGTATTCTCTGTTTTTTATTATAACAATGTTGACAGGAGTCCTTCCTGGGAAAACAGATGTTCTCTCTGTAAAACAAAGAATCGATTTGTTTTTGGAAAAGAAAATTCCGGACAAATACGTTTTTGAATTAAGAAAGGTCTATTATAATGACTAACAATTTCTAAGGATATTTTAAATATGAAATCTTTGAAAAACAGAATCAAAGAAAATAAAGGAAACAAAGGAAACGAAGGAAACAAACGAAAAACAAATAAAATAACACAAAAAAAACGCGTATGGATGTTTCGAAAGGGGAATCTAGTAGTTTGTTATAGAGTTCCCTTTATGAAAATCCAGAAGGGTTCTATAAGTAGTGGTGGTGGTGCAGCCATAGATAAATCGAAGGTTCTCGACATGTTTCAAAAACTGAAATCTGGCGAAGACAAACCTCTGAATACATATATTTATGATAATAGACAACCACTTGCTGATGACCTATTGAAATCGATTGAACAACCGGGATTGAAGTCTGTGTATGACAGCCTCAAGAATGGTTCTGAACCGGACTCACACGTTCTCCTCGATTGGGTCAAGAAGAGAAAATTGGCACAAGAAATTATTAAGAGTCTTAAAGAAAAAATAAATTCACCAGAAGGTAAGAAGATATATGGCGAACAAGATTTGGCCAAATTAGAAAAGGTATTGAACAATGAAGACCTATGTACTTCCCCTGGGAAATTGTCATCGATAGCATCGTCTGTTTTTGACAAAATGAAAACGGGTGCTACCTCTTTCGGAGAGTTTCTTACTCCTGGTCCTGTAACAAATAAAGAGAGATATAATGAGAACGTGATTCAACTACTATGGTTTCCAAGGTCAAGTAGGCATTATAAACGTGGTAATTCGAATGGAGCAGATAAAAAAGATTTTAGGCCGGGAGATTTTATGATTTACGTCGAGCCTGAAAAATATGCTGACACGACTGCTTATTTATCTGATATGTTGGGTTCTGTAGAGGATTATTTTACGAATGTATTGGATGCATGTAATGGGCCATTCTGTTTGACAGGGGATGTCAAACGCAAACCTATTAAACATCAAGTTATAAGGTCGATAAATCATGGTCCGCAAATAGAATTTGATGACTTCAAGAATAATTCTCCATTGGAAATTCGGTAAGGAGAATATTCCATAAAGAATAAATATAGAAAAATAAAGCCATGTGATTATATGTCTTTATTTATTTCAAAAGAGAACCAGAATCTTCTTTATGAAATGATTAATAAAACTCCGGAAATTAATAAGGTATTTTCTTCGGTAGATGAAAAAAATAAGTGGTTCAGAAGAAGTATAGAATCACAATATGAACAACTCCCCCAAGTTATAACGAGAGAGATTTTATTAATGACAAATAGAAAGGTTCTCTCATCGATGGTAGAACAATTACGAGTTGCGTATGCTAATACAGTAGTTAATAATCCTCCGGTAAATAACCAAATGGGGAACCAGATAGGGAACCAGACGGGTATTCTAACAAATAGTCTTAAAAGAGATAATGCTCCCAATATAGAACAAATACAATCCCAATATAACTCAATGTTTGACCCACCAAAACCAAAAAAGATTGATTTTTCAGAAAAATTGGATGACGATGTAATAACAAATATGGAAGAATTGATTGAGAACCAAAAGAAAATGAGAGAACGCGAATTACAGGAGTATTCCCCGCCTCCGCCTACTCCATCTACAAAAATAAATATTTTAGAAGACCTTCCAAAAGAGGTTCTCAAACCAATAACAGAACGCCGTGTTCAGTTTGACATATCTGAAAAAATAACGGAACCACAAAACCCACCAATTTCTTTTACAGAAGAAATAACAAAAAGGATCGACCGTCTAGAAGATAAAATGGACCAACTTATATCACTCTTCAGGACCAGTCAAACGCCACTAATTAATAACCAACCCGAACATAACATTACTATTCTAAAACAACTAATAAATGAAGACGCATAACAAATATAAAAATATTTCTTTATGACATATAATGACACATTTGTTGAAACATACATTATTTATTAATTTAGACCATAGAACAGACCGATTAGAGCATGTTCTCATAGAACTAGTAAAGATGGGTATTACGGGTGCCGAAAGATTCCCTGCTGTAAAAATGTCAAAAGGGAATGTAGGATGTACAATTAGTCATATTCGCTGTTTGGAATTAGCAAAATCTCGTGGTTGGCCTCACGTTTTTATATGTGAAGACGATATTACATTCACAAACCCGATGGTTCTCAAAAATAGTGTAGAAAAATTCGCCCAATCAGGAATCGAGTGGGATGTCATCGTAATCGGTGGAAATAATTGTCCTCCTTATGTTCCAGTTTCCGATTTTTGCGCACGTGTCACGAATGTTCAAACGACCACCGGATATATTGTCAAGAAGGAATATTATGATATCCTTTTGGACAACTTCCGGACGGGTCTTGAAAAATTAATGAGAGAACCTGAAAGGAAAAAAGAGTTCTCTCTAGATATTTATTGGAAACAACTTCAATTGGCCGACAGATGGTTTATATTGCTACCATTGACGGTTGTTCAATATTACGACTATAGCGATATTGAACAGAGAGTTACGGATTACAGACCGGCCATGTTGGATTTAGATAAAAAAGAGCTCATCGAACGATTTATGAAAGAGCAGGAAAAGAAGAGGAAGAAGGCGATGAATTTTAGTGCGTGATATAGAACGGCGGTTGTTCTCTAATTATTTCAGTTATTCTATAGAACTCGTCTAGGGCTTCTTTTGTAGATGTTCTCTTCTGGACTTTTTCTTTGAATTTCATTGTTCGTGGGTCATAAAGATATTGTTTTTTGACGACTATCTGGTTATCTAAAACGTGGAGTTCAATAACGTGGGGCATTTTATTTATGTTTATAAAACAATCATAAATAAAATTCAATTTTATGGGTCAAAAAAATATATATAAGTGAATACTATATCAGCTAAAAACGCGGATATAGAAAATAAATACAGAATCCATTCAAATGGGGACTTGTTCTCGATATAATAAAAATACGAAATAAGAAGGAAGAAAAAGGGTAGCGCAGCAAGATCCCCCAAATGACTTATAGACTTTTTGTTCAACATTTGTATATAATGATACAATCATATAAAATTGATTGATTTAATTTGATTAATAGGTATTAATACTACTTATCTTCTAGTATCTTTATCAAATGAAAAAATTTCCTATGGCAGCTTTTAATCAGGAGGGGCAACTTGTTCCTCCAAGAAATGGGGTAAAAAAAATGAACTATTTCTGTCCCGGGTGTAAAAACCCAGCAATATTCAAGAAAGGAACCAAAAAAATCGCGCATTTTGCTCATAAAGCGAAAAACGTGTGCCAATACTACGACCACCCCTCCGAAGGAGAACGGCACAAACAAGCCAAGCTCCAGCTCCAGCTTGCGCTTAAAAAGCGGGAGAACTCGATATTTGTTATTCAGAAATGCGCTTGCCACAAAGAAGAGGTTTCTCGTATAAAATTAACGGATATAATGGGATATGTTGTAGTAGAACACCCATTCGTCCACAACGGTAGGTCTTGTCGTGCCGATATCGCTATAGTCGATGATGATTCGAATATGTTATATATTGTTGAAATTTGCGATACGCATCCAACGGACGAAGACAGGAGACCGGAAGGCTGGGTTGAATTGAAAGCGGACGAGGTATTACGCAAGTTGAATGAGGATAGCGATAGCATTGAACTTTATTGTTCCCGAGTTATTATTCCTGAATCTTGTATCCAAAAAGAAAAGAAGAAACGAGAACTAGAAGAAGAAGCCAGAAGAGAACGAGAGGTCAAGCAGAAGGAGTATAGAGCGGCTTTGGAAGCCAAAGAAAAAGAAGAGCGAGAAGCCAGACAAGCTGCTGAGAAAATACGAAAAGAGGCTGAACAATCTGAAATGGATAAAAGTCCCTGCAGTGAATGTAAAAAAAAAGATTGCGTCAAGAATAAGGCTTCATGGATGTGTATAGAATGCGAGGAGAAGGAGTTCTATGAGGACGAGGAGCTATCTAAAATATGTGCGTATTGTCCTAAGTTAATTAAATCTCAGTATACTTCTTGTTTCTCTTGCTCCAGACCATGTAAAGATTGTGGAAAAAAACAGTGTTTTAAGGGAAGTAGTGAGACTTGCGATGAGTGCGTTAAGGCATGGATTGCTAGTATGTTAGACAAATGTTGTCTTTGCTATAAAAAAATTAATTCTAAATACACTATGTGTTTCTCTTGCTTTTCTTCTAATAGGAAAACCTATTATTAATTCTGCGTGAGTCTTAGGAATTGGGCCATAACAGAATTATTTTTTTGAGCGTATTCCATCGATTTCAAAGAGGCCTGATGTTGTTTTGCCGCCATTCGTTCCTTCAGGACCTGCTGTTGTTCTTCGAAGAATCTTTCGTGTTCTTCTTTATCGATATGTTGAACATTTAAAGACCCCCGTTCTCTTTGAAGATGGTCCATCGAAGCGTATTTCTGCATTTTATCGAAATCGCGTTCACTCACAGCCAAAACGGTTTGGTCTTTATGAACCTTTCGCAAATCATCGAATTTCAGTTTACCAAAAGGGTCGCACGATACGTAAGAGCCATCGTCTTCAGTGTCATAAAGATTACCATATGATGGGCCCCCTGAATTCATCGTCTCGACCCCATTGTATCGGACGACTGCTGCAGAGTTCTTTTTGATGGTATCAATTGCCTGTGCTAAACCTCCAGTATTACTAACATTGTCGAATTGATAAAGGGGGTCATTGTTTTTGAACCAGTCATTGACGTTTTGTTTCGGTTTTTCCACCATGGTCTCGAAGAGTTGGTTGAATTTATCCTGGAATTTTTCTTGACCCATATCGTTCATTGTCTTCTGGACCATATTGACTACCCGTTTGTCATTGTCCAAAAGAGGTGTATAAGTCTGCTCAGTCGTAGGAACTTCTGCGTCGGTTTTCGCGGTTTCGTTATAATAATTGACCACTAAATCAAACGCTTTTTTGTAAAAAAGGAAATATTCGGATGGTAATCGCGATTTATCCGGATGCATCCTGAGAACCATCATTTTAGCCCGTTTCAAATCCTCCACTGTTATTTTAGAAGATAATTGGAAGAGTTCTAGAAGTTCTCTGAAGGAATACATATTTATATTTAGGTTATGGGATTGTTTATTAGCCGAACACTTTTTCATTTATATAACGGTAGAATAACTTAGGTTTTATAATACGCAGGATTTATTCGTTTATAATATAATAAAAATAAAAATATTATATTGTAAAAATGTTTAGAAGTATGGCATTTACTACTATTAACAAACTGCCTATTATGAATGTTCCAATTCCTGAAAACGTTATTACCGAAATGTCTAAAGAAGAATTTGCAAAACAACTGGCTTATAACCAAGGCGCATTAGTCATTAAATTCGGCGCTGAATGGTGTGGGCCATGTAAACAAATTGCTTCATTAGTTAATTCCCGTATGGCACAATTTCCAGAGACGATTAAGGGAGCAGTAATTGATATCGATGACAACTTCGATATTTACGCCCTTTTAAAATCCAAAAGGGTTGTCAACGGAGTTCCTGTTATTTTGTGCTACAAAAAGGGGAATCTTACAGTTGTTCCGGATAATGTGGTTGTTGGCGCAGATGTGGCCCAAATAAATGTCTTTTTTGACACTTGCATGACTTATGCTTGAGGCTTTCTTCGTTTAGTAATACGACGTTTTTTGTTTTTTCCTCCGATTGATTGTTTGGGTTGCGAAGGAGGAGGAGAATCTACATCATTAATAACTTCTTCTTGAAGAGACGAAGGAGGTTGTTCATTTTCTTCGGGAACCAATTCACTAGCAGCGGGTTCTTCTTGAGGAATCGGTTCTTCTCCTTCGATTAAAGACGCTGGAGGTATTGGAGATGTAATTGCTGCAGATAATACAGTTGAATCTGGTTCTATTTCGTCAGGAAGGCTTTCTTCCATAAAGGTCATGTAGGATAATACGACAATGGTTGACGCAATCATACCATATGTGAACATAGGAACACCGTCTATACCGGAAAAAAAACCATCATAATCACTATTTGTAGGCATATATATATTCTATATATTCCTTTCCCAGTCATCAAACAAACCGCCCGATTTTATTTTAAATCCGTCGATTTCATCGAGTTGTAAAATCTCATTTATCAATTCATCCTTTTTGACATCCTCTATAAATCCATTGTTTTTGACCCTTTGTTGAACTTTCTGGAGTTTCTCAAAAGAATCATTTAGCTTGGCTATTCGAATAAATTCATCGGGGTCATATATTCCTACAGGAAACCTCTCGTCTATTCCCATGAATCTCGTTTGAAAATTAACATTGTTAAGATTTAGATAAGACAACTTCGGTATTTCTGTTGGTTCGGGGATGGGGTTTAAAGGAGGCAGGGCAGGATGTCCTGTAGGATTAGGTGTATCAATAACAAGTGTAAATATTATATATAACAAATTCATTATATATAATAGTGTGGTTTTTCTAAATCATTCGTCTAGAATGATTAACCGGCTTAGTTTTTCTTATGCCACTTCTCCTTGACTGCTTGTGGAAGGTCAATCTTGAAATGTCTCTCGAATTCCTCGGGGGTCCTGTAGAAAAGTTTGCGTGGTTCCTTGTTTGTATCTGTCTTGGTAAAGATAGCCGTGTCCTTCACTGTAAAATATAGGTTTTCATCCTTAGTTCCCGCTCGATGCTCCTCTTTGATTCCAGTAGGGGCATTTCGAATGATTCCTTGCATGGGAGTGGAATATACTGGGACTTTTTGGAAACGGATATTTCCGTCTTGGTCCATTTCGACCCTCTTGAAGGAATAGTAATCGGGGTCTAAACGTTTATACAACTCCGTTCGCTTCTTTTGGTCACGTTCAACCGTGTCCATACTAGAAGTCGATTCGATACTAACATCGGTATTATCAAAATCGAGGTTAGCATCATCGGGTAAATACTCTTCGGCGTACATTTGTTTGTGTGTATGTGATGGGGGGTGGATACATTATATCAAGTATATTTTCTATATTGTTTTCAAAAAATAAAATAGAATGATATATTAAAGAACTATATGTATCAATTAAGCAGGTCTAAAAGAGATGTTCAAAATGCTTTTTCAGGAGTTGGTCATAAAGGATTTATTGAATATCCGGATTCCCCGGCTAAATCGGTTGATTCTTTTTCGAGACCACGTCGGCGAAAATTACAGAAACCTCCGATTGAAAAATCGAGTCCGATATATAAAGAAGAAAAACCGGTTGAATCGATTTGGAAACCGATTGAATCGCCATTTTCGGGATACAATTCATCTCCAGAAAAACCGGTTGAATCTATTTGGAACCCGGTTGAATTTCCATTTTCAAAATCGAATGAAAAGGTCCCCGAAGAGGTTCATGAAGAAGAGATTAAAGAGGAGGTTCCCGAGGAAGTCCCCGAAGTGGTTAAAGAGGAAGTCCCTGAACATGAACCCGAAGTAGCCCCTGAGGAAGTTAAAGAAGAGGAACCCGAAGAAATATCAGACGATGAGTCCGTAGAAACTGAATCAATAGAGAACGACCAACCAATACAACCAATACAACCAGAACCATTAGAAAAACCAATAACATATGAATATCTCGGTGAATCATATTATGTAGACAACCTCAAATTCCTACAAAAGTCATACGATATTCCTCCCGGCGAATATTCGGAGAACCTCTGTATATACAAATGCGTCCGCCAAGGTCAATATCCCTTTTTATTATATTTAACTGTTTATGACAAATCCAAAAAAAGCCTCGTTTTCCCATCTGCGCCCGACCTAATAAAAATAGAAGAAGCGACGTCAGTCGACGATATCGAGAACCTAGTAGTAGACTCATTCAAATCAACCCTTTTTGACATCTTCCCTCCAAGTCCTGTAGGACCCCTCGATATAGAAACCGAATCGGTTGCCGACGTTTATTCACCGGAATTATTCAATGGCTTCTTCACTACTGAAGAGAACCTATGGCTAACTTACGACGCAACTAGAATAGGAGTTAAACCAGGAGAAGACAAAGAATATTTTTGGGTATCTCCTTATGAGGTTCTCGTTCTTTACCAATTAAGAAATATTAATATTGACGATTCAATCATATCATTCTTTAAGACCGTTGCTACTTCTCAATCTACCGGAATCGACCAATCTTTTTACCAACTTAAAAAAACGTCAGATAATTCTATTTTACCGTCCCCCTATGTTTTGTTCCTATGTTCTCCTTCTTCATCGGGATTCTTCGGACTATCTGTGGATTTCGATAACGTAGAACAAACCGCAGATGAAACCGTCGATTTATTGGTTCCTTCTATTAAACACGATAAGATAGGAAATTTCCCCCTTTTTTCGTCGCTTCCTATAGACCCCATTATTCCAAAAATAAAAAGATTTGCTTGTTTCGTTGATATTGAAGAGAACCCCACTCTTTTATTTGATAATCCAGGGGAAATAGACCATCTTTATGACATTGTAGAAACCCGGAAGTTCTCCTCCATTTCTTTTATGTTTAATGGAAAACAATATTGGTCCATTAAATCACCACTCAATTTTACAGAAATATATGATGACCTTGATAGAATGATACCGTATGAAGGACCGACAGATTCCTTTTTACAAAATGAAAATAATATTCAAAGAGAAGGCTCTAACCTAGACGGATTTTCAAACGAAGAGGATGAAATAAATGAAGATATTTCTCTTTATGATTCTGATGAAGGTTCTAATGATGAAGAAGAGAACATTGTGGAAGAATCTGATGAAAGAAATATAGAATGAAACCCAATTGTAAGTGAATAGTCCAAGACCATCTCGGCATATTCTTCTGTGAATACACCGATAATACATATGTATCCTTTATCTAATCTATCATAGGAGAACCCGACTAAGTATGGTCGGCCTTCGATTTCTACTATCGAATGTTCTCCACAAAAGAATCTGTTTTCCGGTAGTTTGATTTTTGTAATAATTGTAAGTCCCTTACAAACTACGAATTCGGTTATTTTTCCGTCTTTTATACCCCGTAAAATAACATACGAACGCCATTTTTGAGGGAAATCTAGATTCATGTTCTCCAACACTGGATTTTTATGAGTTATGAATGAATCTTTATGAATAGTTATCTTTCTATATTTTCCAGAAATATCCATAGAAGAAAAATCTATATTGTCATAAACAGGCGCATATATGTTTATTTTATTATTTATTTCTTCGATATCCGCGTAATGGAAAATATAAAATCCGGGGGATTTAGATGGGATTTTTCGAAGGATGTTCTCCGTGTTGTCATAAAGATATATATAACTAGGTTTGCTTCGGTCGAAAACGACGGGGATTTTTTGTGTCCAATCCCATTTGAATGGCGCATCCAAGAAAATGAATTTGTTTTTAAACACTACGAAATCATGGACGATAGGAATATATTCGGTTTTTATTTGGGTTTTTTTAAGGATACCGAATTCTTGGGAGAACCTATAATAATCGACGGTTTTATGGATGACTTCGTAATCTATTGAATGGACTTCCGGAGGCCCAACAGGAGGCCCAACAGGAGGCCCAACAGAAGGCCCAACAGGAGGCCCAACAGGAGGCCCAACAGAAGGCCCAACAGGAGGCCCAACAGGAGGCCTAATCTGGGACCCATCCGAACTTTCATCCGAATATTCCTTCGAACTTTCATCGAAAACAAGTTTCGAATGACCACAGAAATGGTCCAATCCCGTAATATGAATCTTCTTGACAGTCGAGATAGTTTGATTTTCGAAATTTATTCCGATTTGATACGGATAATCTCTTTCAAAAAGAGCAAATATTTTGTCGCCGAATTTTGATATGGCTGTATTTGCTAGACCAAGAATATTGGGAATAAATCCCAGTTTATTCAATAAAACATAGAACGGAGTCATAAGAATATTTTTGGAGAACTTTCCATGGATAGATTCATGGACTAATTTTTCGGTTCTCACAAAATGTTTTACAAAAGTAATATTTTCTTCTTGAAAGAAAATTCCCTGTATTATTCCATCGCCAGTAAAAAGGTCATACAGATTATCTATATTGGTTTTATTTATATTGGGTCCAATAAGTCCGTAGAATCCCCGGATTTTTTTGAAAAGGGGATTCGTAGATTTTATAAATGTTCTCGAATCTTGTATGAATGGTTTCTTTATGAATCCTTCGGAGAATGTCAAAAAGAAATATAAGAAAACGAAGAGAACAATGGACATCTTATAATAACATATGAAAATATTTATATGTTATTTATGCGATTATATTCTCATGTAGGTCAAGTAGATTGATTGTATCTTCTGGGTTTTCAATAAATTCATTAGAAAAGCCTTCTTCTGTAAGTTCTCCTATGAGTTTTTCTATAAGTTCTTCTGTAGATTTATCGTTGGTTTCTACTAATGGACTCGTAATCGGGCTTGTAAGAATATTATCAAAAGGGTTAATTGTATTCAATGTATTATCTACTGGACTAATCACGAATTTAGCCTTGATTTTATTTGATTGATTCGCATCATCACTCAAATCAGAAACGGTTTCTGTATTATTTATATCATATTGTTCTTGTACAATCGAATCCCCCGAATTGGATTTACTACGGGGACCCCCTGAACCAGATGTCGATGAATCGTCCGCAATAGAAACCTTGAGTTCTCTCAATAATTTTCTGTCTAAGTTATGTTCTTTCAAATCCTCTAACATATCTTTTTTCGCCGTTTTTTTCTCTGTAGGATTATCCAGTTTAATATCATGGTTTAATTGACTCAACATCAGGTTCAGTTTTATAGTAAATCGTTTCAAATATTTCGTGTGGGTTTTATGAAAGAACTCGATATAATTTATAAAAAGGAGCGCACGTTGGTTCATCATTACGGTATTAAACGAGAACGTGCTTACAAAACTATCTATATGAAGCCCAATCTGGTTTTTCGTTTGATATACCTTCAAATCGTGTTCTTTATTCGTTATGAACGTATGAATATAAGTAAGAATGACTAAAATAATCTCGTGTAAACTCTGGATATACTGAAAGTCATATTGTCGAAAGGGTTCTAAATCCTTATACACTGGGAAATTATCGTGGACTTTGATAAGTTCTGTTAACTTCTTATCGGGGATGTTCTCATTGACATACAAAACGATTATCTTGAACAACTTATAATAATCACAATACATCCGGTTAGTTATAGAAAGAAACATCCTGTTCATATCTTCGTATTCCAAATCGACCAATTTGCTTTGGAAATGGAACGCATCTAGCGAGAACACGAAGAGCTGGTCTTTGTTCGTTTGAATGAAATCACTGTATAGAGTCTTTATCTGTTGGATCCTATTATCCAGAGTTTTCAATCCGGTTATATTTCCTTCTTTTAAATCGATGATTTCGCCGAATGTGTTCTTTAAGACAGAAAGACGGTCCTCCATTTATTTATCTGAAGAAAAGGATTTGAATCGGGTCATTCGTTCGAAAGCCAATAAAAAATCTCTATTGTATATAATGGCCGAAGAAACGAAAGATAAACCGACAACCGAAAAGATTGAAGAAATGATTACTATACCTGACAAATATGAATGGTCTGTAGAGCATGAACGTATTTTAGCGGAATGGGCCGACAAAGCCATGTGTTATAGATGGCTTCATACAAAAGCGAATGTGCTATATTCGAGTTTGAACGCATGGTATACGATTCCATGTATTATTATTTCGACACTAGCAGGGACTGCCAATTTTGCTCAGACACGTGTTCCACAAGAATATCAAGCCATTTTTACTATGGGTGTCGGAGCAATTAATATAGCAGGTGGGATAATAAGCACTATCCAGCAGTTTCTTAAAATAACGCAATTGAATGAGGCGCATAGAGTAAGCAGTATTTCGTGGGACAAATTTTACAGAAATATCAAAATAGAATTGACAAAACATCCCAATGAACGAATCGCTGTTTCGCATATGTTAAAAATGTCGAAAGAAGAATTCGACCGCCTTATGGAAACTAGTCCGGTTATTCCCGACAAAATAATTGCTGCTTTCAAGAAATCTTTTGCTGAATCAGCCGAATTCGCGATTATTTCTAAACCGGAAATCTGCGATGTTCTCATTTCCACTGAGAAATTTAGAAATCCTTGGTATACGGATGAGAACCTAGCGAAAAAATCGTTAGAAGCAGTAAATCAAAGCGTCCAGGCGGAGGTCAAGAAGAAATTATTAGACAGGAAGAATCATGATATAGTTCATAATTTCTGTCAGACGTTTTATAATTTGAATAATCGAGAACCTATGACGCAAGAGGTTATCGATAATTTATCGGAAGAAGTAGATGCTGAATTAATTCGCCAGATTTTGGCGGAGAAGGTTTCATCCGCGGTATAATGCCTTGGATTTACGCGTTCTTTTGCTTTTTCTTGACCGCTTTTTTATAGAACCGCCTCTACCAAACCAACCAAACAAACTAGTTCCTTCAGTTTCTTTATAAAATAAATGAGCATATTTCGATTTATATAATGGAAATCTGTCTTGTTCGGATTTTTCTGATAAATTCGGACCACCTATAAAATAATTTGTCAAAATTTTATAAATTTTTTTTATTCTTTTTACAAATGTATCATGTTTTTCTTGATTCAATGAAGGATTATCGATAAAATCAGAATCTTTCAATAAATATTTAAGCATAACAATTATTAAACTCAATAAATTATCTTTATATTCACATGCTAATACTTGAAAATCTTCTCGTTCAGTATTTTCTCCACTAACCATTCGGGTTAATGGTTCTGCTTGCTTCGGTAATCCAGCACTAAATAAATTTGCTAGAAAAATAGAAGCATCAGGAGCAGTCCTATAAGTAGATAATAATAATTCTACTTTACACATTTGTATTAAAGGGATGTCATCAATCCATTTTTCTAAAAATTTTTCATATTTATTTTCCGATGCAGCTTTTTCTCTTTCAATTTCTTCAATTAATTTTGTTTTTTCTTCATCTATTAATGATGCTGATGCCGATGCTTCTACTAATGATGGTCTTTCTTCTGATTTTGGTTTTGGTTTTCCTTCTTCAAGTGATTGCACAAAATCAGGATCCACAATTTGCGACATTTATATATCCAGATAAAAAAACTTAAAAAAAATATTACACCCTTGTATAAATGGATATCCCTGAAAAGTTTCCTGAAGTCATCCGTGATTTTTTAGCAGATTTAACGACGACTTTCCCGGAATATGTTTATTTATGGGACACTCTAAATCCGGATGATGGCTCTAACATAAACCCACTATATCAATTCTGTTTGACAACATACCCGGAACGATTTTTCGACATTCTTTATCAGAATGAAGAGATTTTCTTAGCTGATTCGACTGTGAATACATTCTTCTTGCCCAATGTGGATTTTAAAATGCTATTTAATGCTCAAGGGATAAGTGAGAACACGAAACAGGCCATCTGGAAGTACCTCCAATTGGTTCTTGTTACTATTATGGGAAATATCAAATCACCGGCTTCTTTTGGAGACACAGCAGGTTTATTCGAAGGTATAGGTGAAGATGAATTACAAAATAAATTGGCGGAAACGATTAAGGGTCTTACTGATTTCTTTAAGGGCGTTTCTAAAGAAGGAATGCCTGATATGGAAAAGGCATTCGAAGAGATGTTCGATGGTTTTTCTCAAGAAGGCGGTGCAGAAGGCGGTGCAGAAGGTCAAGAAGAAAATATGGGCGAAGGAGAAATCCCATCAGCGGATGACCTTCATAACCATATCAAGGGTCTTTTTGACGGAAAAATCGGGAAATTGGCGAAAGAACTAGCTGAAGAGTTAAGCGGAGATGTCATGCACATGTTCGATGATGGCTCCGGCGACGCAACGAATACTGCCGATATAATGAAAAAGATGATGAGGAACCCGAAAAAAATAATGGATTTGGTCAAGAAGATTGGTTCGAAATTGGATGATAAAATGAAGGACGGGTCGATTTCTCAAGAGGAGATTATGAAGGAGGTCAGCGAGATGATGACGAAGATGAAGGGTTCAGGGAACGGAAAAGAATTCGAAAGCATGATGAAGGGGATGATGAAGAATATGGGATTGGGAGGAGCCAATCTCAATATGTCGAAAATGAATGCAATGATGAGCCAACAGAGTCATAAAGACAAAATGAGGGCGAAATTGGCCCAACGACAGCAGGAGAGGCAAGAACAAGCTACGCAAGATGCTCTAGAGGCCCAACAGAGAGCGAATGTTATTTTGGAATCGAGAGCACCTAATGAATATGTTTTCAAATTGAAGGATGAAGACGGCGTTCAGGAAAAGAGCAAGGCACCTGTTGTTCCTATTGATGACGATTGGTTATCAGCCGAACCGGAACCGACCCATAAGGGGTCTAAGAAGGGAGGAAAAAAGGGAGGAAAGAAGGGAAAGAAATAAGTAGATGAAGAATAGATGAAGAATATATGAAAATAAAAAATAACAAGATAAATTATAATGGGTTTATTAAAATTTATCAATATTCCGGTGTTTGTTATTAGTTTAGCGATTGGATTATTCTTCGTTTATATTTATCAGGCCGACAAACGAGTTGTCTATGTTTATCCCAAACCGGATAATGTAGATTATATACAATATAAAGACGCAACGGGGACATGTTTCGATATAAAACAAGAAGGGGTTAAGTGTCCAGCGGATAGCGAGATAACGAAAATCCCCGCACAAAATTAATGTAATAATATATATATATATTATGCCACCAAAAAGCAAAAATAAACAAGTTAGACGTCAAGAAAGATTAACAGGAGAAGACCCAGTCAAAGTTAATACTCCTAAAAAAGTAGACCTTTCATTAATAGTTGATATAACACAGTTAAGTACATCTGATTTACAGACATCAAAAAGCACAGGTGAACCAACAAAAGAATATTATACAACCTTTCCAGATGATACAGGTGTTGGAGGATGGGGAAGATTTACGAATCTAACAGGTCATGTGATTGCTTCACGAAAAAACAGCACTCCAGGTGCTGTTTTGTATGGTTGTGGAGTAAGATGTTTCAATATTATAGAATATTGTTTAGCATCAAAAAATCCTACGAATATGATAGAAATTCTAAAAAGATACAAATTTAAAAGTGTTGATGACTTAAACAAAACATGGACTAAATTTAAATTAGTAAGAAATCCAGAATTTTCAAATCCGCAATTAGCCAAATTATCTAGACAACAAGCAGACGAAGATGAAAAAGACGAATTTGAAGTTGAAGCCGGACGCGGTTGGTGGATTGCTGCTTCAGATGACAAGGTTTTTATAAATAATTTAATAATGGCAGCAGTAGATGCTATTTTGGTATCTAATGATTCAGAAAATCTAAAATCATTAAAATTATTACAACTATTACAAATTATTATGTTAAAATCCGGCTCTGATATAGCACAGTTTGCTGAATCATTAAGAAGTATTCATGATAATATTTCACATCGACGTGAACTATCACAGCAACATTTTGAAACTCCATTTGAGAAAATATCAAATAGATATTTACAAAAATTTATTACATCAGACCATATATGTGCTGCGGTATGTAGTTTACTTCTTAGAACAGCTAAAACTCATCATGTATCCGCAAAAGTTGTATGTCCTAGAAAACAAAAAAATTCGTTTATGGCCGAAGTTAGAGTACAAACTATAGAGGAATCATTAAACGCTATTATACTTTCAGCAGCAATTAATAATGATTATACAAGTGTAACTCGTATGTTATCAACTTTAAGATATAGTGATGATAGTATAGAGAAAATATTACACCAAATCTTAATAATATCAGGTTACATTACAAGCTTTGTGAATAAACACTTTCCGGAAAAGTTATTAACACCAAATAATGTTTTTTCAGATTTAAATCTTCTTAAATCAAAACGAGAAGAATTCGTTGAATTATTAATATTATTAAATGATCGTTTGAGCCACAAATATTATAAACACATTTTAAAAAAATTAAAAAAATTTCACGAGGTTAGTGAAGAACATGAAATTATAATGGATTATTTAGATTCTGCTGTATTTATGGTTCAAGAAATTGAAGCATTCACTCATCCACTTAATAACATACCTATAGACCCAGATTCCAAATTCCATGAAGATTTGGCTAAAGTTGAATTTATGGCTGCGTTGATTGATATGTTATGTGGGCATGATTTAGCCCCGACAGATATTCCTGCGTTACGATATATTTTTAATGGATTATTAACTAACGGAACATTCGATAGTGAGGATTATGCTATATTAATTCGTATTATAGAAGATTGTAGAAACCAATACGAAGCAATGGTTAAAGTTCCACGATATACAGGATGCTGTGTAAGTGTAGAACTTTTAAGAAGAGACGCAATTATACACCGCACACATTTTGGTGGTCCTAGAAATTATTTATCATTACCAGCAGAACAAATACCGCGGCACCACGGGCAACTTTCTACTAGAGGATTAGCAGCTGATAATATAGCAGAAGTCGTAGTTTGCGATTATACTGTATTAAATCCTGATATGAGGGGATTAGCAATATTATTAAATTTAGGTATTGATGAAGAACAACTCCAATTAATAGCTTCTGATTTAACCGCATTATCAAATCTTCATATACGTGAAAATGCTACAACTAAAGTAGCGATTACTTCTACAAGTGAATGGGACCAGGCAGCCCCGATTGCGGCAGTACCAACATTTATAGAAGAACATAGAAAACTAAAACCAGATAGAAGCACGACTATATTAAAATCTGGAGTTACAGTACAAACAACTACATCTGTCAATGGAAAAACAATTCAACAACTATTGGATGAATGGAGAGAAAAACAAAGAAGGCCTATGTCTGGTGACCCTCTTCAAGGCGCATTAGAACAATTAAGCACTGATGAATTAGAAAAATTTCGTAATTTATCATTTTCTGGAAGTAGAAAATTAAATGAAACATTAGATAAATTATATAATTATTTCATACACCAATCAAATAGATTAGCAATTCCTCCAAAATTAACCGTAAATTTTAAAAAACTTTTACTAGAAGTATTGAATAGTTCGATAGGTGGAAAAAAATCATATCTGGTAAGCTCAGATAAGGTTGGAAGCGAGTTTGATACATATTTATCAGAACGTTTAATAAAATCATTAAACACCGATGATACGGAGGATAATGTAGAAATACAGCGGTTAGATGGTATCGTAAATCAATTAATAAGAAGAAATCAGGCGGAAGGACGTGCTCATTATTTTAATGAACGAATATTATCAGAACAAGGACAACAATTTGTTGGTCAAACAAAAACTGGTATAATGCGCCAAGGTCTAAGTACTTTTCATCAAGGAGTTTTAGAAACGGATGCTATGCGGCATTCTATCACCAGAACACAATCAGATTCTGAATCAATAAGACGTTTACTACGTAGTAGACCAAACTCGTTCGGCAAACTTACAAAATCAAGGATTTACCCTATATCTGAAGATGAAGCCCAATTAAGGGCGCGTGTATCAGGTCAATCAACTTCTTCAGTTCCTAATCTAAAGGTAACTGAATCCCCGCGTAAAGCAATAAAGAGCACACCGATTTATTTAGATAGTAGCGATATTGAATCAGACCCTGAAATTGCCGCATTAGACCATGCTGCGTTCATAGCACAACAAAACGCACAACAAGCAAAAGCAAAAAAAGCAGCACAACGTCTTATAGGACTAGCAAAACCTGCCACCGGATTGTTTGACTGGTTTAAATCTAGTAGAGGCGGTAATACCCGTAAGTATCATACAACAAATAACAGAAAAACCCTACATAAAAACAAAACACATAACAAATTAACCACCAAAAACCGCATCAAAAATTTCCTGACCAGAAAAATATCACAATATAGAAAATGAATCTCAAGCGCCTTTTGAATACACCTATAGGTGTTTTTTTAATTTCCGTTATTTTAGGTATCGGTTTAGCGACACTTTTTTATAAAACATGCAACGGAAAACAATGTATTAACTTCAATGGCCCCCTAATAGACGAAATCGACGGCCAGACATTCAAATTCGGCGAAGAATGTTATAAATACACACTCCATCCTACCACATGCGACCCAACGAGAAAGACTGTCGATTTGGGTTCTACCAAACCCCAAGTATAATAAACCCTTCTTGACAACCTTCTGGAAGTTTTCATTTTTTTATACAAAATTGAAAAAAAAATATATACAAACCAAGTGGTATATAAAGTAGATAAAAACCAAAATGAAAATCCCATTATATTTTCTAGAAAACTCTTGGTGTTTTATAGAAGTCGCCATAAAACCAGGCTGTGAAATAATAGTCGATTGGACGGAATTAGACACCGAAATAGAAGATTTCATAAAAGGTCAAGAAGATACTAATATATTATGCCTTCATGACAACCGACACTGTTATTATAATCCGTCAAAAAAGAAAATATTTGAATTTGAACAATCTCTTCATATTTCGATGTCTATGGTTATCCGCAATTTCAATATTCTGGACAGATTAGCAGAAATAAATAACTTGGAAAAATCGGTCATAGATATTTCACTCTAGGTCAAGAAGAAATCCTACCCTCTTGATGGTGCAAAGCTCGGGAACCCCCTATAACTCAGCAATTACTGAGAAGCGACTACGTAATAAAATGCGGTAAATAGAAGACAATATATCCCAAATATATTGTATTATGGCGGCCGATAATATTTCTATGACAAGAATAGTCGATTTGCCAGAAGGACCTGTTCGGCAGATGTCTCAAGGAGTTGCTCAAATGGGGCCCAGCCTAGATGGCGGTTTTAGCAATACCTACATGCCCATGGATATCCATCCGAATCCCTACGGGATGCCTCCTCCGCCTCCCGGAGGAATAATGCCCCCTGAACATACTCAGGGTAGGGCCCCACAACAAGGGGGCCCTCATCAAGGAGGCCAATATAATGGTGGGTTCGACGAAATAAACCAGCGTCTACCACAAAGAGATATTCCTATGAATATCGGCCATCATACCCAAGACGAACAAATACAGCCGAATTATATTCCTCCGCCGAAAGTAACGGCGGATTACATCCAAGAATATCAAGAAACGCAAGACCGCAAGATTCGCGAATACGAAGAAAAGAAAATGCGCGAAAAAAAGAGAGAACACTGGCTTGACGAATTCCAGATTCCTATTTTATTGGCTCTATTGTATTTCGTATATCAGTTGCCGATTGTGAACACGTTAGTTTTCAAACGATTTTCTTTTTTGTCGATTTACAATGATGATGGCAATTTCAACTTATTGGGGTTGGTCATAAAGAGTGTATTGTTTGCGTTCTCTTATTATTCCATTCATAAGGTGGTCTCTTTATTAGATTAAAAAAACAGGCTTCGAATAGTTGTCCGCCGTCTTTTTACACGCCTACGTTTTTGGGTGCGCGGATTGAAACCGCGTTTATTTGTATTCTCGTTCTCTTGTGGAGAATATTTGAAGAACCATTCGTTCCACTCAGGAGAACCTCGCTTGACTCCCTTTTCTTTGAACTCTTTGAATTTCTCCGATTTCTCCGCTCTAATTGTGGCTAATGTCGGTTGTTCGCCATAACAATTGGCGGAAAATCTTTTCAAAAGTCCTTTGCGGTTTACGCGATTGTCTTGCTCTAGGTCAAAAAGCATCTGTGCCATACACATTATTCGGTCAGAATCAAAATAGGCCTCCCCTGAATAAACGAAAGCCAAATAAAAACTCAACATAGTATCCATGGTTGCTACTTTTATAGAATGCCCGCCCAATTGTATCTCATTATAATTATAACAAGCCAGTGGTTTAAAAATAAGAAGGACTCTCTGTTTTCCTATGAGAACCTCCATATGCTCAGGAATAACATCGTCCGTATTTTTATGATATATGGTCTGGACACCACGGATTCCAGCTTCCGTCAATTGCTCTTTTATTATATTTGCGGATTTATTGATGTCCTCTGAAATGACGTCGAAATCTGGAATACGCCTATTATATGCTTTTCCCATATACTTTGTATAAAGAGACGCGGCATATCCGCCGAAAAAAACGACGCCTTGGTCCGATAATGATTCCCGTAATATAACGAAAACTTTGTCCTCATCGAATCCTTTTTGACCATCTTTTGGATTTGCCTTTTTTTGACAATTATAAGGAGCCTTCAAAGGATAATATTCGTTTAATAAATTCAAACGCTTGAAAACTTTTTCCCATCGAGATGTATCTCCGGCGGGCCTAGATAATTCCAAAAACATCCCCATTCTTAAGTAATTCGGGGGAGCATAATAGATTCCATCGATAACGATGGCATCTTTTTGAATGGACTTGAAAATTTTCGGGTTGAGTTGTGTTAAATCCGCGATAGGTATATAATTCACAAATACTTTGAAAGTCCCTTTGTGGATTCCTGATTTGGCTTCTACTTCTGTAAATCCTGCTTTAAAATAAAGGTCGGCCAACTCTTTGGCATCAATGGATGGGCGCAAACAAAAAAAATCGTAATCGGGAATATCTATACTACGGTCGTAGAATTGCGCATTTTCAGGAAGAATATTATTAATGGCCGAACCTCCATAACAAATACTCTTTTTCTTTCTTAAAAACCCTTCTAAAATATTTATCATGCGTTTCACATCATCGGCATTTGCTATTTTGGATTTTTGAATCGATTCAGTTTCATCTATGGAATGTCTTAAAATAGCCAATTCACATTCTGGAACAGTCATTTCTTCATTACATATTTTTTTATTGTCCATGTATATTTATTATATACATAGATTTTCTTAGGGGGTGTCATGAAGATATAATTGATAGTTGTATAATGTGGGTCTATATAAGGCCAAAAAAAAGACCTTGCCCAGGTCATTCCCAGTTGCTATATCGGCAAATTCATTTTTTATTTTGTGCCATAGGTTGGGAATAATCTAGCTATTAAATACGATTATGAATAATAATACATTTTTGACAACTTCTCAAGAATATATCTACGCGGGAGTTCCAGGCTCCAGAATCAAAGACACGCAAGAAATATCATCGGCGCCGATTTTTGTAAGGTTAAATTCCAATGGCATACTATTGCTGATATGTTCATTCCATCTTGTCTTGGTAGTAGCCCTCCACTCTTTTTGCCAACGATTTTTTGCAAACTCCGCTGTATTTCTTGCGTTCGAACGAATCATGAAGAACCGGTCATCAATCAGTGTCTCTGGGACAATCATATCCGAAACGCCGTCGCTAAAAAGCTTGATATTGAGCTTGTCGGATTCAGTGAACTCCATATGCGCCTTGTAAGGAGCCAATCCAAAGACCCCGACATCATCTTGGTGAAAAGGCGAATATCGGATGTGGCCAATCGACTGAGTCATCGCGAGCTGGACGCCGCCGACAGTTATGTATTTGCCGGGTCGAGGGCAAAGCGTAATGGCATCAAGCATCTCGAATCCCATACCCTGAGAAACTGATTTATCTTCGCTGACAATTCGTTTTTCTTCGATGAGGCGCGCTATTTCATCGGGATTAAAAGGCGTGTGCTCTACGGATTGAAGCACTTTTTTGCCGTTTTGATGGATTAAAGCGACGGAATCGCCGACAGAAAGAACATCGACTAGGATTTTCTTTGTAGCAAATTCGCGACGGACTTTTACATGGACCATCGTGGCGCCCACATGAAGCATAGACTTCTTTTTTTCGAGACAAATTTTACTGAGAGCACGTTGCATGGCAAGCGCCGAATCTTCTTCGCCAAAGATTTCTCGGCTCAAGATTTCGTCCATCTGCTTCGTATTGATCATATCCTGTAATGCTAAAACGGTTAAGTTATGGGGTTCGTATACACCTGTATAGGGATTTATCCCGCGTTCGCTTCCGTGGCCATCGAAAATCGCTAGATTCCATTCAATGTATTCAGCGGTTTCGATTTTATTGGTGTAGGCGACGTCTTGCGCACTACCCAATTGATGAACTGCGGAATCCAGTAATGAAACGTAGGTATCTCTAGGATCTTCGGCGGCCATTGCTGCGCCGATAGCGTGAAAGACTGAATCGTGAATATCAAGTTGTGTCATTGTTGTTTTGGTTGCGTGTTGGTTCGCGGAAAGGGGTACTACTGGTCCACTTCAAAAAAAGGCAATCAATTTTGTAGGGGAACCAAGGTTCCCCCTACGACCCCCTCCTTCGGCTCCGCCGTTCATTTTAAGAGAACAAATCATGAAAATAATCTAGGAATCTAGGAATCGAGGAAGGAATTAATCCTACTTGACATCATGAAAAGAATCTAGGAATCGAGGAAGGAATAATTCTTAATGGATGTCATAAAGAAAATATTGGCGGAGCCGGGGGCGTATGGGGGTTTACCCCCATATTCGAGGAAGGATTTGTTCTCTTAAAATAAATGGCGGAGCCTGGGGGTCGTCCAGGGGGTTTACCCCCGGATTGAATGGCGGAGCCAAGCGGGGGTCGTCCAGGGGTTAGCGAAGCATAGCAGCCCCCCGTAAAAAATTGATTTTCTTTTTTTGAAGTGGACCAGTAGTACCCCTTTCCGCGAATCAACACGCAACCAAAACAACGCAATCATGAATTCTTCTGTTTCGAACGTTTTTAGTCCCGCCCTTTTGAAGGCCGGTGATGATTCCCAAAGGTCCAATTGGGCTAAAGGGAAAGGTAGTAGTATCTTTGTCAAGTGGATTCCAGACGAATTGGATGAAACTATTGTTCGTCATTACTTCTCTTCTCTAGGTAACATTTCAAAAATCGAATTTGAGAATGAGAACTGTTTCTACGGTAGAAACATGTTCGTTCATTTCTCCGAATGGTCGCCAGTTTCCAAGCCAATGGTCCAGCATATTGCGAACGCATATCCGAAACCTTACGAATTTCCCGTCCGTTTTCAAAAACTTTCCGGTAAAGGTAAATACGCCGGACCTACATATTGCTCATTAGAATGCTACATCGATATGCGCCCGACGCCTCTTGATAAAGACGCCGAGATTGCGGAGCTTAAAACCCACGTTGAATTTCTACAAGACCAGGTCAAGAAGATGAAAATCGAGGTGCTTCAGCGGGATGAAATGTTCCGCGAATTACTCGATGTTAACCGTGAACACGGAAGGGACCTTCAGCTTCTTAAAGAAAAATACGAACCAGCGGAGAGCCTACCGCTTTCTAGGCCCTACGTTCGTTGCCCGTTTTCAGAAGAAGACATTGCTGTCGACCCTCCTGAAGAAGAACCTTGTTGTTTCGAGCCGTGCGATACATTGGACCTTTCAGCAATGGACTTCATTGAAAATCACGACCGCTGGAATACTCAAGTTGTTCGTCATGGGCTACCGGACAGGCACTTGAAACCAAATGAGTGGATTTCGGAATCCAAAAGGGAGGCCATTCTCAGAAATCCAGAATGGGAATCTTATTCTGAACCAGACGAAGAGCAATACGATGAAGAAGACTACGACGGTGTTGAAGACAGGGGCACAAATGGATGGCGTATAGAGCAATCCGCAGCGGATAATTTCGCAAGGTGAAGTAGATGGTATGACACCGCTTCACACATATATAGCTAGGTTTTTATGATTTCTATCTAAAAAAACAAAAAATCATAAAAAACAAAAGAAAAATCATAAAAAATAAAGAAAAATAGCTAGAAAAACAAAAATATAATTTGTTCCTCTATTGGAGGTTTTTTTGATTTATATAAAATTGATTTCTTTTTTTTATAAATATTAATTATATCTTTTCCTGACACTATACATAATGACCACCCAAAAGCAAACCATCGAAGAAGTCGAAGAAAAAATCAAACGTATCATAGGTAAGAAATTTACATTACCTATTACAAAGAATAAAGGCCTTCCTGGACATTTATTAGAAGAACTTACTGGTATACCTCGCTCATCCGATAAGCTTGATACAGCAAATGGTGAACTCAAGACTTTCCCTTTAAAAAAATTGAAAAACGGAAAAATTGTCCCAAAAGAAACAATCTGTATAGGGATGCATTCTTCGAATAATGTTCGAGACAATGACTTCAAGAATTCTGAACTATTTACAAAACTGAAAAGAGGACTATATGCTCCTATATTTAGAGAAGGAGACCAAATCCAGTATAGGACACCTAAAATGGTTGACTTGGACGACTATCCGGAATTAGTTGAAATTTTAGAAACCGATTATAACGCGATTCGCAAAAATTATCTTGAAACTGAGAAATTCAATTCAAAAATAGGCACTCTTCTTCAATCAAGAACAAAAGGTCGTGGGCATGGCTCAACTTCGAGAGCCTTTTATCTGCGCACGGCTTTTGTCAAGAAATATGTACCACTTGATTTTGAAAATTAAAGATGTTCGAAAGACGAAAGATAAAATGTTCAAAAATTCGTAATCAAAACTTCGTTTGTTCTTGCGTCGGGTTCCTTGGAATGAATCGCCCTTCTACAAGATATTATTTTAGTATTAAAATCAGGCAAAGGGAAGGCATCGGTGACCAACTTTACTTCAGCATTACTCATTAACATTTTAACATTTTTTGACGACATTTCCCGACATATCCCGAACAATGATTTATGATTGTCCAAATTAAACCCATCCGCCGTATATTTCACGAAGGATTTATCATTCTCGGGAGCATAAGGCGGGTCAAGATATACGAAATCGTCGGCCGTAATTCTAGAAAGAGCATAATCAAAGGAGCAAGTAGTAAATTCGACGTCTTTGATTAATCTAGAGACCGTCTTGATATGTTCTTCATCCAAAATCGAAGGATTTTTGTAGTTTCCAAATGGGACATTGAATCCTTTTGGACCCTCTCTATAAACTCCTCGAAAACACGTCTTGTTCATGAAGAGCAACATGGCCGATGCTGGAAGAGAAGTCCGTTCTTCTTTCGATAGAGAATTAAATCGAGACCGAATCCAGAAATAATATGATTCAGGCGAAGTCATGGCTTCTTCAATCGTCGTCGCTTTGCGATTGACCACGGTTCCATTGCATTTTGCGAATTCATCCGATATCTTTTTGACCTCGAATATTAGGGCATCCGCATCAGATTGGATATTCTTGTATAATCCTATAAGATTCGAATTCAAGTCGCTTGCATATATTTTTCCAGTGATATTCAATAGTCCGGATTCTTTATGACTAAGGAGGGCAAGAAGAACACTTCCACCTCCTAGAAAGGGTTCGTGGTAGTTATTCATGGACTTTGGAAAGAGGGCCATAACATCGTTGATAATTTGAGTCTTTCCGCCGACCCATTTCATAAAAGGTTTGATGATTTCCATTTTTTCAATTGTTGAAGGTGATATTTTATTTACATTTTCTTCTACTTTTTCTTCAATTTTATTTCCAATGACTCCACCAATTATTCCTTCATCGATTCCTATATTTATATTTCTTTTTGACAAAACTTCGTGGATTTTTTTTTCTACAATTTCTTCGATGGTAGTTATAAATTTATTTTCTATTGGACTAACATGTTTTTTACATGGTATTTTTCTGGATTTATGAGATTCATAATGACCTTTTTGTTTGAAATTCTTATTACATATATCACAAATATATTCAACCATGTTCTTCTATAAAATAATGAACATTAAATATCTATATTACTTCCTAAATAACGAATTCGTTAGATTTTCGTTAAATTTTCGTTAATTTTTTTTATACAAAATAAAACAAAATAATATTCTGTAGAAAATATTCCTGGATTGATTTCCTGGATTTATTTTCCTGGATTGATTTCCTGGATTGATTTTCCTGGATTGATTTTCCTGGATTGGTTTCCTCGATTGGGTTTCCTGGATTGATTTCCTGGATTGATTTTCCTGGATTGATTTTCCTGGATTGGTTTCCTCGATTGGGTTTCCTGGATTTATTTTCCTCGATTGGTTTCCTGGATTCATTTTCCTCGATTAAAATTCTGTTCTCCATCAAAAAATATATATAAATTCACTAAGAATGGGGGGTCCAGTGCCCCGCTGAGCGCCTTCGGCGCGGAGAGGGGGCACAGCTGGGCGCCGAAGGCGTCCTGGCCAGGGGGTTCCGCCCCCGGAAAATTGATAATCTTTTTTTGGACCGGACCAGTAACATCTCTTTTCACGCGCTGACTCAAAAACAACCATGACTACCTGCTCTATCTGTTGCGAATCCTACAACAAAACCACTCGGAAAGAAGTCCAGTGCATGTACTGCCAGTATGGGTCCTGTAGGGCCTGCTGCCAGACCTACATCCTGGGTGAATCTACCCCAAAGTGCATGAACGGACAATGCGGTCGAGAGTGGACACGAAAATTTCTGTCTGACTCCTTCCCTCTGTCATTCATAACCGGACCCTTCAAAAAACACCGAGAGGATGTGATTTTTGACAGGGAACGAGCACTCTTGCCGGCAACTCAGCCTTACGTCGAGGCGATTTTCCGAAAGAAGATTCTTACAGATGAAATTAACGATATTAGCCGACAAATCCGGGAATTGCTGAGAAGGCAGGCCCAAATGAAGATTATGATAGAGAGACTAAATCGGGACCCGGTTGCGGCGATTAATGATGCTACAGAAGGAGGAGCCGAAGGAACAGAGGACGAAAGAACCCGAAAACAGTTCGTCAAGCCATGTCCTGTAGATGACTGCCGGGGATTCCTCAGCAGTCAGCATAAGTGCGGAATGTGTGAGACCTGGTGCTGTGCGGATTGCCACGCAATCATCGGCAAGTCAAAGACAGAAGCGCATACTTGCGACCCCAATGACGTGGAGTCCGTAAAGGCGCTGAAGGCTGAGACGAAACCGTGCCCAAAATGCGCCGTTCCGATTTTTAAAATCGACGGTTGCGACCAAATTTGGTGCACACAATGCCATATTGCGTTCAGTTTCAGGACAGGGGCCATCGAGAAAAAAATCCACAATCCGCATTACTACGAGTGGCTCCGCCGAACCAATGGCGATGTCCCGAGGGACCCGCTTGATAGAATGCCGTGCGACGCTCAGTTCAACGCACGAACCGTTGTCCAAGAATTCCGGACTATTTTCGATGGGATAACCGTAGGATATTCCAGTGCAGCATGCGACGATTTGTATCGATTCGAGGAGAAGGTAAGTGCTATTTCTCGTCAAATCACTCATATTCAACAAGTGGAGATTAGACCCCAAGATTACGAAAAAAGAAATCGTGACCTTCGCGTCCGCTACTTGACGAAGGACCTCGATGATGAGAAATTCAAAAGCCTGCTCCAGCAGGCGGAGAAAAAACATAGTAAACATACTGAAGTCCAGGATGTTTACCGCTTGGTTGCCACGGCCGCGTCCGATATTGTTATGAGATATCTGCGATTTCTTCAGGCCAACCCGAATAGTAGGGATAGGTCTATTATGGATGAAATTGATGGACTTATAGATTACGCGAATGGGTGCCTACGTGATATCAATAAGACATATGGACATGGCGGTGATATTTGTGTCTTTAATAAGACATTGGGGATTGTTTCCTCACACACATTGGACATTTAAGAAGTGAGTTGATGTTGTTATTGATTTATATGAAAAATAAAAATAGTTAGGTAGTAGGTAGATAAGTAGGTAGTTATATAAATATATTTTTTTGGAACTGTCAATCCGGGGGCTTAGCGAAGCAATAGCCCCCTGGACGACCCCCGCTAGGCTCCGCCATTTTCCTTCAGGATTGTCAAGAAGATATAAATATTCTATATTTCATCAGGCGTTGGTTCATCCATTAAAATCAAAGCCATAGCGGCATAATTATGTAGATCAATCAATGTGTCCCTGATTCCTTCGTCATTCACTAAATTGACCCCACTCTTGGTTATAGTCATCGACCTCTGTAATTTATCTTCGATTCTCATAAGAACACCGATAATTCCGTACTTGGCAAAGGCATCGCCGTAATCGGCATTTTTCTTGGTAAATAATTCCAAGCCCTCCTTCTGGATTTTTTTCATCTGTTCGACTCTGTCCATTTCAATAATATAAATTTTTATATTTATATTATTTTGAGGGTCTATCATATAAACCATAGCATATTATATCTTCTTGACAATCATGAAGGAAAATATTGAATGAAATGGCGGAGCCTAGCGGGGGTCCAGTGCCCCCTATTGCTTCGCGAAGGGCACCGCTGGGCGCTACCCGTAGGGAGCGCCCTGGCCAGGGGATTAGCGCAGCCCCCGGAAAGCACTACTTCCCTCATTATAAAACATCTTCTCATAATCACCCAAATTAGATGGTCCCAAAATAGAAGATGTAAAAACAAATCTACTCTCCCACGGACAAACCGCCGTAATATTTATTTTGTATTTGTCATAAAGAGTAGTATAAGGAGGAATACTATTTAGTATAGAACCATTTTCACCAAAAGGGAGAACTATATTGAACTTTGAGTCCACTGGTTTGGCTTCTTGAAAAGACGCCGCCATCAATAGACTAGAAGAAGGAATATTAAGCCCTATCATATTTTGCAAATTCGTCGTCATATTTCCAGCCGTCGAATCCCCGTCCATGACAACCACTATCTGACCTAAAATGCTAGAAATCGGCGTCTTCTCTGTAATCTGTCCTGAAGCCCTATTTGTTCCCCTTATAAGACTAAGTGCCTGTTCAATCTGCGAATTCAACTGTGTATTATATCCTTTGCTAGCCAACTTGGAAGTATTGTCATCTGAACCTCCGGTTCCTGATGCCGCCGTTTTATATCCCGGCAAGATATGAAGGAAAAACGGGTCACCAGGATTCGGCGAATTCGTCGAGAACGCATTCTGTTGGACCAATTCAAGGAAATCGCTCAAGGCCATTGTATGCCCCGCTATATTATCCATAGGATTATATAACGTGGAGAACCCGACCATTGCTGTAGGGGAACTAAGATGAATCTCAGCATCAGGATTATTTACAACGTCATAAAAGACATTTATCGCCATATAACGGTATCCCAAAGATAATGTGTACAAAACCATATCGGCACAAACGTCGAACCCATCAAATCCACCACCATAAGCCCCCATAATATAAAATTTGTTAATAGGCTTAGTATAATATTTCTTAGGCATATTCTGAATATTGACATTCAACGTATTCGCTTTTTTGATGGCGACAACATTTGCGGAAGAATTCGGCGTAAAACCTTCAACCTTTGATTCATTCATTATCTCCACCCTCTTCTTGAAAAGCCGATATAAAATATAAGAAAATAAAATGACAATGATTAGAATTGCTATTTTTCTATAAATATCCATATACTAAATGGAAATATAAAAATATCCCAATAATATACAAGAGTGAATGGCAGGCGGTCTACTAAATTTGATTTCTACAGGAAATAATAATGTTATTCTTACAGGAAATCCTACGAAAACTTTTTTCCGTGTCACATATGCAAAATATACAAATTTCGGCCTACAAAAATTCCGCATAGATTACGACGGTTTAAGGGATTTACGACTCACAGAGCCGTCTACATTTAATTTTAAGATGCCTAGATATGCCGAATTATTAATGGATACTTATTTGGTCGTCAATTTACCTACAATATGGAGTCCTATATATAACCCGTGTCAATCAACTGGCAACCAATGGGCTCCTTATGATTTCCGTTGGATTCGCGAATTAGGAACAAATATGATTTCGGAGATATTGATAACCTGCGGTTCTCAAACCATCCAGAAATACTCCGGAGAATATTTGCGCGCAATGGTGGAACGCGATTTTTCCGCTGAAAAAAAAGACTTATTCGACAAAATGACTGGAAACATCCCCGAAATAAACGACCCCGCCAATGCGTTCAGCCGTCAAAACGCATATCCCTCCGCTTTTTATAGTAGCACGAGGTCAGCAGAACCCTCTATAAGAGGTTCGACCCTCTATATTCCCATCAATACATGGTTCACACTCGATAGTCGATGCGCTTTCCCCATGATTTCCCTTCAATACAATGAACTCAATATTTCAGTAACAATGCGGCCCATCCAAGAACTCTTCCAGGTTCGCGATGTCTTCGATGTCAAGAACAACTTCCCCTATATCCAGCCCGATTTCAATCAACCGCAATTCAATATGTATCAGTATCTACAAACCCCCGTTTTTGACCTATCGAATCCTACAAAATATCCATGGCCTCTAACAAACAACACATGGAACGCGGATATTCACCTCCTTTCTACATATTGCTTCTTGACCGGTGAAGAATCACGCAGATTTGCCGCTGAAGACCAGGTATATTTAGTCAAAGACGTCTTCGAATACACCTTCAATAACATAACAGGTTCTCAAAGAGTCAAATTAACTTCTTCTGGAATGATTGCCAATTGGATGATGTATCTACAGCGCAATGACGTGAATATGCGTAACGAATGGTCGAATTATACGAATTGGCCTTATCATAATTTGCCGAAAGACCTCCAATTAGCAGAACCCACCATTACAGACCCGAATGGTAATACAGTAACAGGTCCAGGAGATAATCTACCAGGAGCACCCCAATTAAGCACCGGTATTTTTATCACGGGGGATTTAGCCGTTCAAAATCAAAAAGAAATTCTAGAAACACTGGGTATTGTTCTCAATGGCGATTATCGCGAGAATGTTTTAGAATCGGGTATCTATAATCTTGTAGAAAAATATGTGAGAACCAAGGGGTCGGCCAAAGACGGCCTCTATGTATATAATTTCTGTTTGAATACGGACCCCTTAGAATACCAACCATCCGGTGCCATCAATTTAAGCAAATTTAGAACGATTGAATTAGAAGTAACCACGTATGTTCCCCCGTTTGACATACAGAATTCAGAGTATAATGTTCTTCCTGACTCTAATGGGAATCCTATTGTGGTTACCAAAAACAATTGGCAGCTCTATGAATACAACTACAATATGAAAGTATTCGAAGAAAGATACAATATTCTTTCATTCGTTGGTGGTAACTGCGGTATGCTATACGCCAGATAATAACTCCGTATTATATATTATAATATATACTATGGGAACTAAATGGGTAAATCAAAAAGATACAAATGAAAAGGTAATCGAAGGTTTCGATATGTTCAGTTCCGATTATTTCCAAAATGTTCCGCGACATTTAAAATTAACCAGTATAGGGAATGTCATAAAGGAAATCGAGAAATATTTGAAACAATTCGGGAATCCAATATCAAAGGCAGACAAGGGGCTCGAAGCGTTTATCCAACGGATATTAGTCATGATGATAGGTCAAGTAAATTGTAATACTGGGGCTCTTTCGAATACGTCGTTTTTGGATAAAACCCAACAAAGTTTCACATGGGCGACTGGTCAAATAGGGTTATTGAATGCCGATGTAGTTAACCCAGGAATAGATTACGGACACGAACAATATAATAAAGCGAAAGCCAAAACAAGATATGCTTATGATGTCATGAAGAAAGGCGTGAAAGAGGGTTTCTCAATAAATGAAGACCCACAATTGAAAACGACAATACAATCCTTCATGACAACCCACCCGAAAATAACGAATATGACCGCTCTAGCAACGCTTTATATAACACAATTGAACAAATACGAGGCGTCTATCGGCGCTAATCCTACTACAGACCAGCTTTTCATTTTCAATAACGATTTTGATAACCAATTGGATAATGATGACACGCTCAACCAAATTCAAACTATCGCGTCGGCACTCCCTAAGCCGTCATATCCTAATACGGATGCCGGATTTCATCTCTTCATGAAAGAAAAAGCTAGGTTTAAATTCGACACATTGACGGCACATGAATATACTTTCTTTCCACTGAATATTGAATACTTCCCCTATCCTACGAATTTAACGGGATTCGAAGACATTTTTAATAAAATCGATGACTCGAATTTTATAGCCGAATTGAATTCGGTTTTATTGGTTCTTAATACACCGTCGGCTCCGCCTACGCCTCCTCCGAATCAACCTCCCGGAGCAATCGACCCTAATTATGCTTTTTCAGTGAATTTAACAGCGACCCAGAAATCCCCCCTTATTTCATATTTGGATTATATTACTCAATTCTTTTCTTTTATTGTTTTCAAAAATCAACCTTCTGGAACCAGCGGAACAATTTCATACCCGACAGTCCAGGCAAATATGTTTTATATTTACACTACATATTTAAACGCAGTCGAATTTGAGAAATATCGTGTATATAGCACCTACTTGACACCCTACGAAGTGGCCATGTTCAATCATTTATTTTTTATTTGTTTGAATCAATCCCATTCTATAACGAACGTTTATAACATCGGTATTTCGCCCATTGGCGATGCTGAAGCAATGCTAACAGGCGGTATCCCGAGCCCATATATTAACTCGTTTCCACAGTCAGTTTATCAGTTGATATCCATGTTTACTACGCAAATAAATAGTCGCCTTCCGTATTTATCCGGACAGATTGTAACAAAGAATTATCAGCCTCTACCTATGGATGGAACTCTAATATTACCTGACTCAGATTCAATGGACGGGCTACTTTTACCAGAATACATTTTGGGTGTTTCCGAAGAAGACGTAGAAATCCCTGCAGTCGCTTTACCTCCAGCAATAGTATCTTATTATATTCCTCCTGGATTGGCAGAATGTGATGAAGCAAATAAAAATATACAAAAGGAATGTAATCATTATGCAAAAAAAATAAAAAACGAATTATATCGACTATTTACTATTCCGATTATTTTTTATATTGTCTACAATACCTATTATCTGTTTTTCTTCAAAGACTGTTTGAGTATCCCGAAAGAAACTGATAAGAATGGAAAGAATAAATATCGACATACTTGTGAAAAAGAACCGAATGGCGGGGGAGGAACTTTTACTCCTATTTTTCCTGATTGGGAGACGGTGTTTCATTCCCTCGAAAATCACAAAACGGATTTTATGTTCGAATTTATTTTTAAACCCGTGAAATTTTTTTATACTTTGTTTAATGCTATAAAAGCTTTTTTCAGAAAAACGATTGGAGGTACAGCAATAAAAGACCAAGTTCCATATGTGTTCTTTTTGATGACATTTTATTTTATTTACAGATTTATACAGAAAAATGGAGGTGGTATTTTGAAAGTTCTTTATGATTTGATGAAACTGAAGACGCCTGATTTCAAATTTTCAAAAGGAGTGACACTCAAACGTATTGCTGAAGGCGTTATTGTCATTTGCTTTGTATTTTCTTTTTTGGACAAATTCGCGGGTATTCGAGTATTTAGCGACGAAGAAGAAAGACCACAAGAAAAAGGAGGAGACGGTAGTCAAAACGGTAGTCAAGAAGGCCCACAAAACGAAGGAGGCCCACAAGAAGAAGAAGGTCAAGAAGGAAGTCCCCAAAATGAAGGTAAAGAAGAAAAAGGTCAAGAAGAAGGAGCCCCTCAAGAAGAAAAAAATATAAAAGGCGGAAAAGCTATCGATTTTAGTGGTCTAAAAGAAAAATTCGGAAATATGAAAAACAAATTCACCGCTTTTTCAGAAGATAAAACATGGATAAAATGGTTATTCATTCCAGCAGGTGCTCTTATGACTGTCATAAAGTGGATTAGCGCTATTCTTTACTGGGTTTTCAAGTATATTATATCTGTAGGACTAACCACGTTCTCCATGTTTATTGCCGTGTTATATTTCGCCTGGGTTTTCATTTTTGGAGCATCTAGTTATACTACTCCTAACCAGAGTATGGGTGATAAAATAGACTTGATAAATAGGGTCATGTATACCAAACTTTGTGACAACGAAAAAGATAGTCTTTTTAAATATGCCGTGAAATCTGTATTCTTCTTTTGTATTTACTTTTTGGTAGAAGGGATTATTATTCACAACTTATTGAAGGGTATGAAAGAATTCAAAGATATGCCCAAGCCGAACATTCCAGTCAAACCTAATTTGTCACAAAAGACCAATCATTCAATCGAATCCAATAATTTGGCTATCAAATCCTTCATGATTATCGTGTATAGTATACTGATTAGTATTGTAGGATTATGGTCGGTTTATAAATTCAATTATAAAATGCCTGACGAAATAAGAGGATACAAGCCGGGTGCCGATGATTCCATTAATAAAACATTTGTTTTTGACAATACTTCTGACGCATATGAAGAACAAAGTAAAAATAATGTATGGAAAACACTTACCAGAAGTGATGCTTTGAATAAAAACCATATCAAAGAATTCAAGGAAAAAACGGCTGGAATGACTGCTCCATCAATGGTTTCCGGATTCATTTCTAAAATGGGCGAATATAGTGATAAATTGAATGCTGGAGTAAATTCGATGATGTCAAAGGCCAACGAATTTAAATCGAATTTTTCTTTTGGTTCAAAAGACTCTTCACAACACTTCAAAATGAGTGATGTCGTAAAATCAAATTTCAAATATCATACCCAGAACATGAAAGCATCTTTACCGAGCATGTCTAGTTTGTTTGGAAAAAAAACACCTACAGTTTAGATAGAAACATGAACTTCCGGCATAGATTTTGATTTGGGTTTAATTATAGGTATTTTCACTTCATTTACAGGTTGTCCTGTAGGTTGCCCTGTAGGTTGTCCTGTAGGTTGCCCTGTAGGTTGTCCTGTAGGTTGCCCTGTAGGTTGTCCTGTAGGTTGCCCTGTAGGTTGTCCTGTAGGTTGTGGTGCCGATGATTTCGTCTGTTGTTGAAGCATCTTATTAATTAACTCTAATTCTTCAATGCGTTTTGTAGATACATTTGATTGTTTCTCTAGTTCTTGGATTCTTGTTAGCAATGTATCTACGAATGAACCGTTTGAAGAAGGAGTCGAAGAAGGTGTAGATGGAGGCATAGATGGAGGCATAGATGGAGGCATAGATGGAGGCATAGATTGCGACGGTTCATTAGAGCCAGCATTTTTCTTCTGTAGGTTCGCAACCATGTTTTCTAATTCTTGATTTTTATCATTAAGCGTTTTAATATGCTCTGTTTGACGATTAACGATTCCGATTATTTCATCCGGAGTAATAGGTCTTGGTTCCTTTCCTGGTTCGTTTATCATAAGAGATTGATTACTTGCCATCATCTTTTTACGGTCTTCATCGATTTCCTTTATTTGTTTGAGAACATCCGGTTTCATAGAAGGTTCTCCTGGTTTGTAATTCAATAAAAGTCCATCGATATCTGTCATAAAGAATTGTTTGATAGGCGCTTCTTTTGGTTGGCGTATAAAATCGTCGACGGTCCTATAACTCGGTTTGAAATATTGCTCATTCACGTTCTCCAATAACTTCTTTTTATCGAATGTATTATGTTCATGAGAGAAAACCAGAATTGTTTTCATAGGGTCCAATTGAGTAAAAGGAATCGTATAGTTCTTCAAGAACGCCTTTTCTTCGGCCAATGCTGCATGGTCTTCATATTTACAGGTTTTCAATAATTCTGTCCTGAAGGCAAATGTGCCAGCCGTTGCATGGTTTGGTCCATAGGGTCCAGATTGATACATCTGATGTATATGTTTAAAATAAACATATATCTCGCTCGAACCAGCACACATAGCATCACGATTTTTCGTCAGGGTTTCAACAGCATGACTCACGCGCTCCGGAGGATAGTAATCGTCGTCATCCATATAGACAATAATGGTCCCCTTCACCTTCGAGTGCATAAAATTCCTTTTTTCCCCGAGTGCCATCTTTTTCTCCTGCCTGAAATATTTGATTTGCGGGATTCCAGAAGAAAGGACTAAGTCTTCAATCGGGTCGGTTCCATCATCTACAATAATCCATTCTATTCTATCTTTTGGATAAGTCTGATTTTTGAAACAGGAGAACATTATAGGAATAAAGGGACGTCGATTGAACGTCGGTGTACACACCGAAACCAGAGGATAGAACGTTTTTGTCAATTTCGGGGTATGGGATTTTACTTTTGTCATATAGAAACAATATATGAATATGTTTATATTCATATAGAAATGAATAAATTTATTGAAACTATTCTAGAAAAAAAAAATAATGAAACAGACGACGGAAAATGGCAGATCGTTTTTTCGGATAACACACACCATTTTATGCCATGTATTTGCGGACATAAAGTAAAACGAATCACATATATTTATCATAGGCCTACGAAAACTGTAGGATATATTGGTAAAACATGTGTCAAAAAATACGGTATTCAAACGAAAGTGTCGAATGCCATTCTTTTGGCTGTCATAAAGGGACATACGGATGAGTTATGTATCCGAATAGAAGACCTTGTTAGATTGCATATTTTAGAAAAATATAATATCTTCATGACAAAAATCCAGGAATATATTCATGAAGATATAGAAATCGATTATTATGATATTGTTGCTCCATTCCGTCGTTTATTGAATGATGTTTGTGATTTAGTTTCGGAATATGAATACGATTTAGTGGATTTATTGAGAGAGATTGAGCGAGGTGTCGAATCGATGAACCAGACGACGAAACACACCATGGTCGATGAAGTGGATTCGTCGATGGAGTCTTTGAGTTATATAGCCGATATTTCTATTTCAGATTCAGGTATAGAGACTCATCATGAACCCTTAGGAGAACCCTTAGGAGAACCTTCAGGAGAACCTTCAGATAAACCTTCAGTTAAACCTTCAGATAAACCCTCGGTAGAACCTTCAGATAAACATTTTGAAGAGACGAATGAAATTTGTGAAAATGTTCTCGAGAAAATCATAGATGTCATAAAGATGGGTGATATTATAAACCCAACAAATAACGACGATGTCCGTTCAGAGATATCTATCGGTAGTTTTCATGAACTTGTAGATACTTGTCAAGAAGAACCTGTAGGACAGATAGATGTTATTCACGAACCAGATGAAATGTACGAAGACGATTTTGAAGAGAACCCAAAAGAATACTCAATTGATTCTACAGGACAAATACAAGAAGAACAAAAAGAACCAAAAGAATACAAACAACAAAATATAATCTTCGAAAAAGAAGCATTTGATATTAATCAAAAACCCGACCCGTGTTGCTGTATGCCACAATGTTATTGTGTTTTTAAATACCGACTTTGGAACATGAAACAAGAATTAAATAAGCATAGGGAAACATTAGAACATATTCAAAAGGAAACCACTATATTAGTGAAAAATACCGCAATATTTCGAGAAAAAATACTGAAAAGTCTTGAATGAATAAATAAATATAAAAATAAATTTATATTTATTCATGAAACCAAATGAATTATTATACTGGAATCGTTTTATCAATGAGAACCATTTGGTTAATATACAGAATGTGGCATCTATATGAATCTAATGCGGAATTTATTGACTCAGTCCAAAAAAGTAAAACATATAGCTCTGTTATTATGACTATGAATTATATCGAAATAATGAAAGAATGTCCGAGTAAATATGAAAACATACCTTATTTGTTAAGACTATCAGAACATGGCCTATCGAATGATGCTGCTGCTCTCTATAAAAAAATCTGGACGATGTCGGAATGTATTACATATTTAAATCCAGGATTCTTAGTAAACCAGTTTATGGCGATAGAATATCCAGATATGTCATTAGAGTTAGTTTTACAAGATGTAGAAGAAAAAGAAGTAATAAAACAAACAGACCAATCACTGACAATGGGCGCACTATACGAAATCGGGGAACAAGCGATGAATTATTTGTTTTGGAAACCAACCCATACACCTCTTTATGACAAATGGACGGAGGTCCAAACGAACGCAAAATCGTATTACCGTGCGTATTATCAATTACATTTTTTAGCAGTGGATGTTTCAGATGAATTAGCGCTTTTTCATAGGAAATTCCAACAGGCGATATACACAACATGGAATATATATGCAAATTTAGCGGTTTTGTGTTTGGATACTACAGCGGTTATTGTTGGTTACAAAGGGGATGATATTGTGTTTTTGATTGAGGGGACAAACCAATTGTTTAGTGTCTATTAAAATATATTATATTATATACGAATGGCTACACGTAAAAATAAAAGAAACAAAAAAACAAAGGAAAATGTAAAAGGAAAAACCAGTAGAAATAATATTTTGAAATTCCAAAAAACCAAATTATATAAATTATATTTGGCTGAATTGGAAAAATTAAAAGGAGGCGACCTTGCTGATGTTGAAAAATTTATGGGAGGCGATTGGTTAGATGCTTTGCATCTTAGGCAATTAGGTTCACTCTTTGTTGAAAGTCCTCTTTTTCAAGGGATCTATCAAGCAATTGGAATGGGCGGAATTTTGTTGAAAAAAGGTGTAGAAGCTGATTTTATAGCGAAGACATATCATTGGGTCAAAGATAATATTTGGGATAATTCTTTTGTAAGAGGATTTTTCGATGTATTTATGAAAATCGGCGGGAAAATAGGAGAAGCAATCTATTTGATTTATATATTATTAATAAAGGTCGTTACAGACATTATGGAAAAGAAATTGCGGTCAGTTTGGTTATGGGCTATAACCGTAATTACTACTTTAGGGGTATTTGACTGGGCTGGTACTTCTGGTTTTTTAGGTTCTAGTATTGGGTCATTCGTTACTGGTTCTGTAAATGGACCTATCGTCGGATTTTTTAATACTTTTAATTTTTGGAATTTTTTAGGTACCATTATAGCTGGTTGTTTTAGTATATTAGGGAATATATGGGTAGGAATTACAACCTTTATAAGCAGTACTTTATTTTTCAGTTCGTTTTTTCAAGTTGTTCTCGTAATAGCTGTATTATGGGGGATAAATGCTCTTCGTTTGGAGTTCAATAAATCCAATCCAGAATTAATTGAATTAAGTAAACCTAAGAAACTACGCGCTACTGTAAAAAAACAACCTCAAAAAGACAGTAAAAAATCGGATGATAAACCGGATTCTGAACCAGACGGTGATAAAGAACCCGAACCATCCGTACCAGAGCCTTCGAAAAAACGCGCATCAACAAAAAAGAAAAGGTCCTCAGCGGCGAAGAAGTCAGAAGCAGCAGCGGAAGAAGAAGAGGTTAATTTGGCTAAAGAACAAGCAGAGAGAGCAAAAGAAGCAACTCATTATGTAGGCTTATTTCAACCTAACCCAAAACCTAAAGGAAACGATAAAGCCAAAGAACCAGAAAACATTAGTGGTAATAGTGGTGTCAACACTTTACGGGCGTTTTTTGAGGGAAAAGGAAACGGAAAAGTACCAAAACCGGAACATGAGCATGGTCTAAAAGGTGGCGATTCTACAAATAAATTATTGGAAAAACTGAATAAAATATCGCCGAAAACTCTCGCCGAATACAAAGAAAAAAACGCCATGGGATTTCAATTGGCTGTTTTATGCGGATTCGTAAAAGAAACCGAAAATGGAATTTTATTTACACCCCAAGCTGCGAAATCAATAAAATCATTGATACATACTTCACAAGCATCTATTCATAAAAACTGCGAGGGAAAAAATTGCGGTCAAACAGGAGGAAATAAAGGACAACCCGATTTGGATTCAATTATAGATAACCTAAAAGCGTTTGAGTTCGTTCAAACAGCTGTTATTCATGCGATTGTTCGTGAAACATCCGAAAAACATTCGAAAACCGAAAAGCATGTTCTCAGTCATATCAAAAAAGAAGACATCGAATGGCTACGTGAAAGAGACCCTGAACAAATAGAGGTAGCAATAAAACTCGGTATTTTGACACCCGACCTTAAATTAACAGAGGCGGCTATCGGTATAGCCAAAGACGGTGATGTCATAAACGGCGTTTCAATTAAAGAACAATACGCCAAATTTCATAATTCCCAATAATATAAAGACAAAGAATCAATCCAACTCCATATCGGACCCCGTATCTTCATCGTAGATTATAGCCTCTTTCTTGACATTTTTATCCAAGTATCGATAAATTCTTTTGATATCCAATTTATCGATGGTCGTGTTCTCGAATATTTTCTCTATTTCCGACATTTTTTCGGTCCAAGCTTCTTGGCCATAATAGAGCCGGAGTTCTTGAAAAAACGCTAACAAATCCTTCTTGTCCATATCCAGTTCTTGACACAAATGATAAATAAACAAAATATTGTTGTATTCTGTAGAATATTTTGTGAGAACCTTCGTGAAACGGACTTCGGTCTGCTGGTTATTTAATGCGTCTGGAAATTCTTTATGATAAAGATAATGATTGTAAAACGTTTTGATAAGCGAGCTCATTTCATTGAACTGCCAGATTTGGTTCTGAAAGGTTATTCGGTCGATGAAATCGGCGAAACAAATATTGTCTAAAATCTCTTGGTAAAAAGGTATCGACTTATTGTGTGGAAGCCGGTTCAAAGAATCCACGATGTTCTCGTGCCATAATAGAGCAACGATTGTCCTATCCGTCTCGTTTATGACCCGATTATGCTCTTCTAATGGAATAGGCATTTCGATTAGCCGCTTTGTTATTTTTTTCGAATCCTCATTGAAACATTTCAAATGCAGGATGTTTTCTAAAGTCTCAGTAGTAAGAAGATTCGGCTTTTTTTTATAGATTTTTTCAATGAATTCCAATTTTCTTAAATCGCCTTGAATATATTGTAATGATTTCTTCTGGACATCGAGCGAGATATTCGGTATTTTAGTTCGTAGAATCTGGTTCATTTGAGTAGTAGTGGGCGGTTTCAATTCGAATGTATGACATACCTTGATGAGCTCTTTTATTTTTTTGTCTACATAGTAATTTCCTATACAAATAATGGGATTCATCGTCATATGCTCTAGTTTCTGTTTTTTCGTTTTCTTTTGTCTAATGAGTTTTATTAAGGCCGTTATACCTCCTTTGTCGCCATTATTCATTCCGTCGATTTCGTCCATAACAATAGCAATCTTTTTGGGTTTTCGGGCCATTAATTGGAGAACATTTTGGGATGACATGTTGTTGGACGTGATGGTATCAATCAGGGCTTTATTACGGACATCACCCGCATCATATTTTATGACATCGTAGTTTAATGATTTCAAAAGACCGGTTATAAAATGCGTTTTTCCAGAACCAGGACTGCCATATAAGTAGATACCCTTTTTGAAATGGATATCTTTACAATTGGCTTCATAGTTGGTGAGAATATCGGTTATATCATTGATGATGGATTCTCTATTTAAGATTTGATTCATTTGTTTAATATAAACGAATGAATTTATATGGGTTATTAGAACGCATTTACACAGATTTATTGGTTAGTTGACGAACAGTTTTTTCTGTATCGGCCAATCTCTTTTTGATATCTTTGATTTCTTTGACCAATAAGGCGATGAATCCATTATAGTTCAATGATTGCATTTTGGGTCCATCTTTTACACCGGATACTAAGAAAGGGAAAATTTCTTGAACTTCGTGTGCTAAGAAACCCATATCATGTAGGCCTCCTGATAAGTCATATTCTACCGGATTTAATATATCGATTGATTTTGATTTTGATAATATTTTAATATTGTTCTTCATACGGTAATCTGATGTTGCATTGAAGGATAAACCGGTTATTGACCCTGAAGCATAAACACTACCACTTATGTCTAATGCGTTCACTGAATTAATTATCCCATTACCAACATTTACGTTTCCGATACATAATTGGTCAGGTACATATACAAACTCATTCCTTGTTCCCAAAACAATTTGATTCCCGGATAATGGTTGTGAAAATGCTCCAATACATGTTGTATTTCCAAATTTTGTAATACTTGACCCAGCACTATATCCAATCGCTGTATTATTTATACCAGACGTAAGACCACTAAGCGATGAAGACCCAATTGCTGTATTATTACCATTAATAGTACTAGCCAATCCATTAAACGATGATAACGCATTATAACCAACCGCTGTATTATTATGACTTACTGCACCTTTTAAAGCTTGGTCTCCAACTGCTGTATTATAATTCTGTGTTGTAATGTTAGTCAATGATTGATACCCAATAGATGTATTACTTGTCCCTGATGAAATGAGATTTAATGATGCTATGCCAAATGATGTATTATTTGAACCAGTTGCGGCAGATAGTAAACCAGTCCCAACCCCTATATTATTCAATGAGTTACCTTGTAATTTAACGATTCCATTACCACCAGCATTAAAAATATTTACAGTACCACTCACATCTAATGTAGATTGTGGGGTTACATTCCCAATACCGACATTACCAGATGAAGCAATTCTCATAGCCTCGGTTGGAGGATTAGTAATATTCTTAGATACGCTAAATGTACATGCTACTCCTGTAACACTTGCACCGCTTTCTGTATCAATAACTGCAGTTATACGAACATCCGAACGATCAATAGTTCCTTGAAATCCACCACTATTAATTCCAAGTGAATCATATCCTTGTGAGTTACCGTATACATTACCGTATCCACCTGTATACGTATTTCCAGAGATATCAATAGCACTAGCTACAATAAAAGCTAAAGACGCTGATGTATTTTTCTTATTACTATTACTACTATTTGTTATTAATACTGACCCACCAAATCCAGAGGCATTAGAGGCATCCGCAATTAAATTACCAAAACATTGTACAGGATAATTAGAAGTAATCGGGTTAGTTGCCATTGACTATATATATATACGATAGTATAAATATAATTATAAATTACGAAAAAAATCATGCTAATCTAATTGCATTAAGATACGAATTACTATTTCCAGTAATAGTAACACCGCTATTAAAATACATATTGCCTGTTAAATATATACCATTCGAAAATCCGTTTGTTACAATATAAGACCCGCTAAAAGCAAATCCTGGATAACTTGCTGTAGCAAACGACATTGGTTGAGGCATTTTATATAAACCATAAACAGGAGAACCGTTAGAACTACTAGTTAGTCCATAATATATATTTGAAACAGTAGTAGTAGTAGAAGTATTAACATCAAAAATAGCATTATAATTTACTAACCAGATTCCTGCAGGGATTTTAAAAATAGAAAGTAAATTTCCGGATTGACCATTACTAAAACTATTAAAAATATTTGATAAATACGGAGTTCCAGAGATTAAATTTCCAATTTGGGTATTATACGGCGGAACATTTACATTAGTAGTAGTAATTGGATTATTCAAACTTAAATTACCAACAATATTTACTTGACCACTAATGTCTAAAGTATAATTCGGTGTAGTAGTTCCTATCCCTACATTTCCATTCTGGTAATAAATAATATTACCTGATGTAAAACTCCATGCGTTTGTAACCGCTGCAAAACCACCGATGACTTCTATGTCTGCCCATGGTAGCATCGAATTATAACCGATTGACACCAAATTATTTTGTCCTACAATCACCAAAGACGCATTTACTGAATTTTCACCTGTTTTGTACATATATTCACATGTTCCGTATGCCTGTGAAATCGAACCAGAAGCATTATCAGCATCATAATTAGTAGTGCTACTATTTGATGTAGTAGCCGACCCTGAAATTTGCCATTGAATACTAGTATATCCACCAGGACCCGAATAAACTAATCCTCCTGGACAACCTCTTAATCGGTATGTTCTATTAGGTCCTAATGTAAAAACCCCTCCACTATATGTTATATCGGTACCGAACGATGACTCTGATGCGATTGAACTAGTAGATACTAGTATTTTTTGATTATTACCAGTGAATGTCTGCAAACCATTATAAACTGATTTGTAATAACTTGCCCAAACTCCTATTCCAGGGGAGCCTGTAGGCCCAGTACAACCAGTATATCCAGTAAATCCTGTTCCAGGAGGACCAGTGGGGCCAGTATATCCCGTAATGCCTGTAGGGCCCGTATATCCGGTTACACCAGTGGGCCCTGTAGGGCCTGTGTATCCAGTAATACCAGTAGGACCTGTATATCCAGTGACGCCAGTGGGGCCTGTAGGACCTGTAGGACCTGTATATCCAGTGACGCCAGTGGGTCCTGTAGGGCCTGTAGGGCCTGTGTATCCAGTGACGCCAGTGGGACCTGTAGGACCTGTAGGACCTGTATATCCAGTGACGCCAGTGGGACCTGTAGGACCTGTAAGACCTGTATATCCAGTGACGCCAGTGGGTCCTGTAGGGCCTGTAGGGCCTGTGTATCCAGTAAAACCGGTTCCAGGAGGTCCAGTAGGACCGGTTGTTCCTGTTGTTCCTGTGAGACCAGTAGGGCCTGTAGGACCGGTTGTTCCTGTCAGTCCAGTAGGGCCTGTAGGACCGGTTGTTCCTGTCAGTCCAGTAGGACCTGTTGGACCTGTGGTTCCAGTGGGGCCTGTAGGACCTGTATATCCAGTGACTCCAGTAGGGCCTGTAGGACCGGTTGTTCCTGTCAGTCCAGTAGGGCCTGTAGGACCGGTTGTTCCTGTCAGTCCAGTAGGACCTGTTGGACCTGTGGTTCCAGTGGGGCCTGTAGGACCGGTATATCCAGTGACTCCAGTAGGGCCGGTAGGACCTGTATAACCTGTGATTCCAGTAGGGCCTGTATGACCGGTTGTGCCTGTTGGACCGGTTGGACCTGTTGGACCGGTTATCCCGGTGGTTCCAGTGGTACCTGTTGGTCCTGTAGGTCCGGTTGTGCCAGTAGGCCCTGTTGGACCTGTAGGGCCGGTATACCCTGTAAATCCTGTTCCAGGAGGTCCAGTTGGACCAGTTGTTCCAGTTGTTCCCGTAGGTCCTGTGGTGCCAGTTGTGCCAGTAGGTCCTGTAGAACCAGTAGGTCCAGTGGTGCCAGTTGTGCCAGTTGTGCCAGTAGAACCAGTAGGTCCTGTAGGGCCTGTTGTACCTGTTGTACCTGTCGGACCGGTTGTGCCCGTTGTTCCTGTATGACCAGTGGGCCCGGTTGGACCCGTGGGGCCAGTTGTTCCAGTTGCGCCAGTAAATCCTGTAGGTCCTGTAGGTCCTGTTGCACCAGTAGTACCAGTAGGTCCTGTAGGTCCTGTAGGTCCTGTGGTTCCGGTTTGACCAGTAGGTCCGGTTTGACCAGTAGGTCCGGTAGGTCCTGTAGGACCTGTTGAACCAGTTATCCCAGTTGGCCCTGTAGAACCAGTAGGACCCGTAAACCCTGTTCCTGGAGGACCAGTAGGTCCTGTTCTTCCTGTATAGCCGGTTGTTCCGGTTGACCCAGTAGGACCAGTTGTTCCTGTAATTCCAACAGGTCCAGTAGGTCCTGTAGACCCTATACTACTAATCATATATGAAACTGAAATCAAATCAATATCAACAATATTTGAGTTTGTAAATAGAAATTGTGGTTTAACAACAGCAGTTGGAAAACTTGAATAATTTGTGGCAAGTACAACACCGTTACAAATGTATTGAACTGATATTGGTCCAACAATAATCGAATAAACTGCTGGAAATACAGGTGATATAATTGTGCCTAGGGTTTGAGTATCAAATAATAATTTTACAACAGGTGTACCAAGTATAGGTGTATCACTAATGGTAAAATTAAAATAAGCACGAAATTCATTCGTAGCAACTTCATTAAATCCAATTTTAATATCATTACTCCCGATTAATGTTGTATTAATTTGAAAAGATAATCCGTAGTTATAACTGTATTGTTCAAATGTATTCACATTAACCCCTCCCCCTGGTGCTAAACACTTAAACGCATTTGATTTTGTTAATTTTATTATAGAATTATTTGATGATATAAGTGAAAACATAGCTGGTCCGGGTATTCCGGTTGGACCGGTAGGTCCCGTTGCTCCAGTTGGTCCTGTTGTACCAGTTGCTCCTGTTGTACCAGTATATCCTGTAAATCCTGTTCCAGGTGGTCCAGTTGGCCCGGTAGTTCCTGTTGGTCCAGTGCATCCTGTAAATCCTGTTCCAGGTGGTCCAGTTGGCCCGGTAGTTCCTGTTGGTCCAGTGCATCCTGTAAATCCAGTTCCAGGTGGCCCGGTTGGTCCGGTAGTTCCTGTTGTTCCTGTAGACCCAGTAGGTCCTGTAGGTCCGGTTGTTCCAGTAAACCCTGTTCCGGGTGGTCCAGTAGGCCCTGTTTTTCCAGTAGTTCCTGTATATCCTGTAGGACCGGTTTGACCGGTTGTTCCGGTTATTCCAGTTGGTCCGGTTGTTCCAGTTGGTCCGGTTGGTCCGGTTGGTCCGGTGATGCCAGTAGGTCCTGTAGGACTAGTCGCCATTGTTCCTATTGAAATTAAATCGACGGTTGTGGTTGCCGACCCGTTATATGTTATATATGGTTTTACAACTGTATTGGAAATAATTGCGGATGAATAAGTGGCTAATAAAACTCCATTTTTAAAATAATTTACCACTGAACTACCGACTGCTATAGTGAATATGTCTCCGATAGAATATGTAGAATATATAGTATTACTTCCATTAATCCATATTCTAACATTATTATCAAATTGAAATAAAAAAAGACCACCAGTTGTGATTTGAGTATTTGTAATTGGTATAGGTATATTATTGGAAAAACCTACAAATAATTGATTTGTTGAAAATTGTGTATTAACTCTAAAAGTGATAAAATAATTTAATGAAAATGATTCAAGTGTAGTTACTTGAGCGATTCCCAGTGTTGTATTACTATCAAAATAAATCGAATTCTGTGTTAAAATATTTATAATAAAATTCGTGATTGTTTTAGAATATGGGATTAAACTGAAATTGGCAGGGCCACCAAGACCTGTATGTCCTGTAGGTCCTGTAAATCCTATTCCAGGGGGTCCTGTTGGGCCTGTTGTGCCAGTAGGACCGGTTTGTCCGGTTGCTCCTGTAAATCCTGTTCCAGGAGGGCCTGTATAACCTGTTGGGCCAGTAGGGCCTGTTGCTCCTGTAAATCCAGTTCCAGGTGGTCCTGTTGGACCTGTTATACCCGTTAGGCCTGTAGGGCCTGTAGGGCCTGTAGGACCGGTTGGACCGGTTGGACCGGTTGGACCTGTTGGACCTGTAATACCTGTCGGACCAGTAGCTCCTGTAAATCCTGTTCCTGGTGGTCCTGTAGGTCCGGTTATACCGGTTTGCCCAGTAGGTCCTGTAAATCCTGTTCCAGGTGGTCCTGTAGGGCCTGTTTGACCACTTGCACCAGTATTTGTAGCAAATCCTTCTGGACCTGTAGGACCAGTTGGTCCGGTTAAACCTAAAGGACCAGTAGGTCCTGTAGGACCTACATATGCTCCGATAGTAATAGGTCTAGTTGATATACAATTGGTTTGTTGTAGACCCCACATAATAATATTAAATATAATTTAATATTATATATTGTTTCGATAATGATTGACTTATATACATGGATTATTTTCCAAAAGCACTGAAATCGGCTGTAACGGGCATATAATTGCCACCCTTTGACTGAGTTGCTCCGTAATATGAATAGTTATCGACTGGTGTCTTACCTGGTATATTTCCAAATGTTGAATCCGGTGTTGAACCAAAAGGAGTATATCCTAATGAAGACCCTGTTGATTGGCCTCCTTGTTGGCCTCCAAATCCTCCTTGTTGGCCTCCAAATCCTCCTTGTTGGCCATATTGGCCATATTGGCCATTTCCTAGATGCATTAATCCAGAACCGGCACCTTTTGCCAAATCAGCAGCTGTTCCTACGACACCTCCTGCCAAGTTTGTAACTCCGGATGCTACGCCTCCTACAAGATTTGCCGCTGTGTTCGCGACGCCTCCTACAAGATTCGTTGCAGAATTAACGGTTCCGCCAACAACATTACCAGCTGTATTCACTACATTATTTGCAAATCCACCTGCTGTATTAAACCCTGCTGTTCCTAATTGGTCCAAACTCAATGTCGAAACTGCTAATCCACCTCCAAGTGTATCAGGGTCTGCCGATGTAACGAACTGGCCGTCTTTATCAACAGCTGTTATAAATTTTGGGCCTCCTTGACCACCACTTTGTTGACTACCACTTTGTTGACTACCACTTTGTTGACTACCACTTTGTTGACTACCACTTTGTTGACCAGTGACTCCTTGTTGGCTGCCGCCATTTGAATACAACACATAACGAGTATTTCCCGAGTTATCTGTATAAGGAATATATGTATTTCCAGAATTATCTGTAACAGCCCCAGGGGGTAATGAAGGATTTGTAGATGGTTTTAATTTCGGCGCACTAGTTGCAGGAACCGTTGTTGCGTTAGAGCAACCGCCACCGCCATTTCCTCCACAGTTTGTGCAAGTTCCACCACTTGAAGGGCATTGTGGACATTGTGGGCATACAGGAGGAATCGCTTCAGTTTTCAAAAAGTAATCATCAGATAAATAATCGACGCCATTTTTATGTTGGGCAATCGTATTAAAATACCAATACCATTTGCATGACAAATCGTCGCCGCATACTTCACTTGTATTATTGGCGGATGAATTTAAATTCGAAACATTATTCAATGTTATGTCTCCATTGGATAATCCAGTGGGTAATCCAGTGGGTCTTGTCGAAGGTGAAGGAGAAGATGTAGGGGCTCCTGTAGGAGCTGATGTAGGGGCTACATTATCAGTATCATTAGAGCTATTATTCACCAAACCCGTTTTATTGAACCTATAGGAATACACCATTTTATATTCATTTGAACCCGAACGACTAGTAATAACCGAAATAACCGTATCGTATTGATAAGCTAATACTAAAACAGCCACATTCGGTAAATCATTTATCATAAACGTATTGGTCTTTTCTATCTTGGCCAACGGTGTATTATTTTTAATTGTGTTTTGATTAGCAGGTGCACCTGTTCCAGCCCTATTATAGACATTATATGTACCAGTGCCGAGATTAACGACAATATTTCCGTTCGTGATGTCATAAAGGAGTTTGATTGTTGCGTTCGAAGTCGTCTCTGCTGCTAATTGATAGAGTTTGACAGCTCCGCTGAGATAATTAGGGTCTGTTGCGCTAGTATTATTATTTGAATCGTTCAATGCCGGCGGGGATTTTGTAAATGGCGGAAGCGTCGAACCTGTAGGATAAGTAATGGTATCTACTAAACCTGTTGCGCTCAAATTGAACGTTTTTACATTTATTCCTGTATTGACCCCGCTTAAATCGATGACATGTAAATAAGTATTTGTGAACCATGAAACATAGAAGACTTGATAGAGGTCAGTTGAATCACATGTTGTTGTATAGGTAAACTGATTGTATGCTGGATTTACCGATTTTTGCTGACTTTGAGGAGTCGAAAAAGGGATAACTGTTCCGTCGGGTTTCAATGGTCCAGAAGGATATGATGTTAGAGAAAGCCCGTCTCTAGGAACGACTGTGATTTCGCTAATAGACGCACCGGTTAAATCTTTACATAATGCTCCTGTTTTACCTGGTGGACAACTTGGCGAATTAACTTCGATGAGGGTTGCGTTCTGGGTATCGAAATAGAGGTTGTCATAAAGAGATAATACTGTGTGCGTCGAATCTGTAGTATATTGTGGAATATAGATATTTGTGCCGTAGGAGGATGGCTGGTTATTTTGGAAATTGACAAAAGTCTCTTTTCGTTTTGTTGTCAAATTTATAAAAATAGCTACAACGACTAAAAGGCCTAATATTATAAGAAAAATGGTAAAAGCATCCAATTTCATTCTGTTATATTTTATATTAGGATATTCTTTTACATGATTGGTTTTTTTAATTTATGGAGGCTGGCGAAGAAAGGGATTCTGAAGAATATGTTGTAAATTGTTCAGAAAATTGTATTCCACCAGGGGGTTGGTCAATATATATCGCTGGTCCTTGTGGACCAGGGGGACCACGGGGGCCAGGAGGTCCGGCTGGTCCTATAGAACCAGCTGGTCCTGCTTTTCCAGTATCTCCTTTGGGTCCTTGGGGACCTATTTGGCCATCTTTTCCATCTTTTCCTGGTGAGGCCGGAACACCTACTGAACTTGGTGCTGCTCCTCCTGCTACTTGTGGAACTACTCCTGACGCTACTTGTGGCGCCGGTGTTTGTGCTGGTGTTGTTGTTGGTGCTGGTGTTGTCGTTTCTGCTGTCGGAGGTATTATATCATATGTGACATTATATGGGGAATTTATTAAAGAAGCATCACTTAATCCTCTATCACTAGCTAATTTCTTGTTTGATTCGTCAAATAAATATATAAAATAACTTTTTAGTTTGTATTGGTCCGCATCTTTTCTATTAGCAATATATATCTGAGATATATTCGTCGACGGATTAAATGTTATAGTTAATGTATCAGAATTACCATTCGAAATAAAAAACGTATTAGGGTCGTTATCATAAATGTTAGTTAAAGGACCAAGCACGGGAGTTTTATGACCTTTTGGTGTATATTTTCCATCTCCGGATGAACTAGTAATAATATTATCATTTCCGGCACTTGGGATTGAATAATATATTTGATTATTATTTTGGTCAAAAAATTTTAGTTCCGCAATTTCTAATTGTTGTGCCCCACCTTTAATTACGACTTTAGATATAGGATTAGAACTATTTAACTTTATTTGTGGATTTCCTACACCTTCTATAACTCTGAAATAGCTTAATAAGTTATAAATAAATATAAAAATCAATCCTGCAATAATAATCCATAATATCTTATTAGATGTCAAAAAGGCAATTGTTTGTTTTATTCGTTTATCCAATTTCATTATATAATAAACCCATATAATAAAATTGATGTGTTTTGTTTCTAAAATCATACTAAAATAAAATGTCTCTCGCTCAACTATATAATCCTGAAAATAAATATGAAATCGGTGTCGATGAAGCCGGTCGTGGTCCCCTTTTCGGCCGTTTATATGTGGCCGCTGTTATTCTACCAGAAAGCGGTTTCGACAATCCCGGAATAAAAGATTCCAAGAAGATTAAATCGAAAAAGAAAATGTCAGAGTTATCCGCGTTTATCAAGAAGGAATCAAAGGCTTGGGCCATCCATTATATCGAACATGATGTCATCGATAAAATTAATATTCGCCAGGCCGTCTTTCAAGGCATGCATGAATGTATCCGGCAATGTATATTGAATTGTAATGATGGAAAAGGAATCGACGTTTTCAAGGAAAAAACATTTCTATTAATAGATGGAAATGATTTCAAGCCCTATTCGGTATTCAAAGACGACCGATTGATGACTATACCCTACGAGACAATCGAAGGAGGTGATAACCAATTACAGGCAATAGCTGCTGCGTCTATCTTGGCTAAATGTGCTCGAGACCAATACATTGAAGAATTATGCCAAACATATCCGGAGTTGTCAAGAAGGTATAATCTAGATAAAAATATGGGCTATGGCACCAAGGCGCATTTGGAAGGGATATTGGAGCATGGAATTACGCAATGGCATCGTTCAACTTATGGCAGGTGTAAAGAAGCCCGTTTGAATCCGGTCTTACAAGACACCTTAGTAATTACTACTGAAAACTAATAAAAGCACTGCTATTAGACTACCCCCTATAATAACTTGATATTCCGACCCCAACGTTTTTTTTTGCGCCGTATTGAAAACCAACACTTTTACAATCATAATTATTGAAAATAAAATAACGAAAACGAATCCAATCAATTGTTTCATCGGCCCGATTTCGGATGTATCAATTACAGGATCCATTTCGGCGAGTATATATGTTTATCTAGACAAAACCTACGCGTTCTCTATCATTTGTCCTTCGAAATAATCGCGGTCCACTTGGATATATTTACACGACGCATCATTTACACTATATCCTATCAAAAGATGGTCCGTCTCCTCTAAATAAACGAATCCCAAAGTGTATTCAACCTTTGAAGCTTCAAACGTGAAAAAAGGCGTCCAGCGTTTCAAATTGAACGCCATGTCAAGAACAACCACAATATGGTAATAATACCGGCGTTCTTCGTAGCTGACCGCGTGACAGATGAACCACATTTCATCCTTTATGACAACCGCATTGGTAGACCCGCGCAAATACTTGAAGAAAAATGGGGCAGGGACTTTTTTTGACAAAGAAATATTGTTTGACACTAGATTAGCAACGGTAATCTCAGGATTCCAGTGATAAATAAAATTGGGGCTGAAACTACCGGGCGCAAGAACCCAGTTCTTCTCTAAAGATTGATGTGTAGAAAATCTGGGGTAGTAATGATACTGGACATCTTGCCCATCTAGCGAAATTTTGCCATGCTCTACTGTCATGGTCCCATCAGGAAGTCCGCGATTAGCATTATAAAGGATATTATTTCCTTCTGTAAACAAACGAATGTCTTCCAATCCGACATAATGACCGTCGTTCGATGTATCATATTTGAGCTCGAACTCCTGGATTATTTTCCAAATGGGTCCCGAAATATCGAGAACAGCAACAGCATTTTTGGTTGTGATTTTTTCTTGATTCACATAATTGCCGTTATCATCCACCCTATAATTCACGTATCGGACATTGATAATAAGATGGTTTCCTCTTCTGGTAATAGAAGGTGTGCTTTTTACGAAAATGCCGTCTTGTGTTAGACCCAGAGAATCGGTTGCAGATAACAAAAATGTCTGGTTTATAGGCGTCTTATGGTTCACAAGTTTCTTGGCATAAAATTTATAATTACTGAAGACGCTTTTAGCAATGTCGTCAGGTAAATGAGGATAAGAGAGAACATTCATAGATGCTCGGGTCAATGAAATCCCCCTATAGTTCACATAGTATCCAATGATAGTGAGTTCATAATCGAGCTTGTAGTCATATACATCTTTTTGAAGAAAAAGAAAATCGTCTGAAGCGCCATATAACTTGTTGGATTCATCAGCAGAAATGAAATACATATAAGCCGCATGGTTCTTGCCCTGTTCTCGATAATATTTCACGATTTCATATAGAGATTCAACGCGTTTTGGATGGGCTTGAAAAGCATCCACCCATGCGCAAATAGCCTTCTCCATCTGTCCAATCATTCTATAACAGTTTCCAATACTGTAATGACTATGCCAGACTTCTTCGATCCATCCGCCGATTTCAATGCGTTTTCTGAAAGTCTCGATAGATTTTTCTATATGACCAGCATCACGATAGCTATTTGCCAAGTAGAATGTGTATCTATCATTATTAGGGTTCTCTTCTAGACCCTTTGTAAGAAGTCGAATATCACGTTCGAATTTATCTAATTTGGCTCCACCATCCCCAATATCATTTATAAAAAGGATATTATTGGGAATGGCTTCGTATGAAGTGCCATCAGGGGTGCTTACATATTCGTGTGTGACACCCCAATAAGAATATCCCTTGTAATTCTTCATTAAACGGACATTTTTGTAATAATATCCCGGGGAACCTTGACAAACATGGTAGCAATCGTGGTTCAAAGATGTCTTGAAGGATTCAATGTTCTCGGGCTTCAATGCTTCGCCTGTCAACACCATATCGGCATCGAGGAGTAATAAATAATCCATACCGGGAATATCGGCACATGCTTTCGCGGCAAATGAACGGTTGTATCCGAAATCTTGGAAGGGTTCTCTTATGATTTTTCCAGGTTTATTATTTTCTCGAAAAAAAGTCTCGATGATTTCGACTGTATTATCCGTGCTTCCTGTGTCACAAATACAATATCCGTCGATTATGGGAAGAGCAGACTGTAATAGACGGAGAATGACTTTGCTCTCATTTTTGACAATCATATTTAGACAAATTGTCGGCGTATTTTGTTTGATAGTTAAAACAATGTTCTCGTAGGACATATAACCAAAAGATGATATATTTTTTATATGTTTTTTTCATGATAGATTTTCTGGTGATACTATATTATGTCCTTTACAAGATTTCACGATGACCCGGCAAGAATTAGAAAGGGATTAGAACAAAGCACATATACTGGACGCTATTTTTTGAATACACCCGGGGTTGCTGGAGGCGCTAATATGCCCTTACAGAGTGACCCGCAATTGCGGCTTCAAGGATGGGGCGCAAATATGTGTACGAATGCTATTAATTTGGAGAGCGATTTCCGTGGTTTGACGCGTCCCTTATCGCATGATTTAATGGAATATAAAAAACACAAGGCTGAATCGGATGCTTATATCTACGAGACCGCGAAACCGATTGTGGATGAATCGAGAGCAACCCATCCTGCTTGGATGTATAGAGATATGGAACATAGCCGTTGGGAACATCCTTGGATTAATCCCCAGGATAATTTTGAACAGGCCTTTCCTTGGAACATTCAGACCCGGGTTCTAGAACGCGATTTTTATAAACCGAAAATGCCTCATGTTCTCTCTGTTGAACGTTCTGATTTTTATTTCAATAAGGTCAAGTAGAATGGTCAAATAGGTTTAATATTGTCATTAAGACACCAAGATAAAAGTATATATTATAATATATATTTAGTATAAAATGGATATTATAGCAATCCCTGTTGTAGCCATGGCCGGATTGTATCTTGCTTATACACAAGATAAAAAGGCAAAGTCAGGTCAAGAATATTTTAGTCAGCGAACAGGACAATACGAAAATAAGAATTTGCCCAACATCGATGTTCCTAATACGAATTATCCGGAAGAGTATCCTGTTCAAAACCCGCCCAACGATTTAACCTCCAAATTGTCTACAGTGAATACGTATGATGGTAAGTCGGTATACACAGACAAATATTTCAATCCGAATGCGCCGAGTTCTTTAGTCAGTTCTACATCGACCCAGAATAGTTCGATGTTTAGTTCTCAAGTGCCTAATCCGGCAACCGCTCAGTATGTATCTTTGACCGGTGAAAAAGTGGGTGCTGATTATTTCCAACACCAAAATATGCAGCCCTTTTTTGGAAGCCATTTGAGAACCATTAGGACAGATGCCAATTCTACGGAATCCATAATGGATAATTATACTGGGTCTGGTTCTCAAATCATAACGAAAACAGAACGTGCTCCTCTATTTGCGCCTCAAGAGAACTATCAGTGGGCCTATGGTGCACCTAATACAACGGATTTTGAACGTTCTCGTATTAATCCTTCTTTAAAACAGTCGAATGTCAAACCATTTGCGGAGGAATATGTAGCTCCTGGTATTAATTCGGGGTATGGTTCTCAAGGTGTTGGTGGATATAACTCTGGTCTATTTGCCAGAGATAGTTATTTGGACCGTAATGTAGATGAATTGAGAACAAAGAACCACCAGAAGGCGGAGGGGATTTCTCTATATGGTCACGAAGGGCCTGGTAATTCGTATATTAAGGCTAGAGGTGATTTAGGACAACAACAGAAGAATCGAGTGGATACTTCTTTTGAATTGGGTCCTGACCGGTTAATGACAACGGTCGGTATTGCTACTGCTCCTACATGCCGCAGTATAGATATGTTGAAAGACGTTAATAGACAGAATACTTCACAGGCTTATGTTGGTGGAGCAGGGGCATCGAATGATGCCACATACGTAGATGGTGAATATATGCCTTCGAAGCATATTGATTTAGGGGCGGTTCCCATTGCTCCAGCCTACAGGACAAATGCTGCGGGGGCGAATGAAGGTGATTTCGGTAACAAATCCAGGATGGTTTACCAGAATAACAGAACAGCGAATCAGCAAGATACCTATTTCGGTTCTTTTGGAGGCGCAATTGGTGCCGTTGTTGCGCCCCTTTTGGACGCATTGCGTCCTAGTAGAAAGGAAAACACTGTGGGAACATTGCGTCCTTATCAGAACCCGGGGTCTACTGTCTCGAATGGATATTTGTTTAATCCTGCTGATAGACCGGCGACCACCATCAAAGAAACCACTGAGGATGGTAAGGGTCATCTCTTCATTGACCGTAATCAAGCACAAACAGGAGGATATATGGTGGCTGGAAATCAGCCCGTTATTAATAATCGTATGACACAGAGCGATTTTTATTATGCTGGTGGTGGTTCTGCTGGAGAACGTGGACGTCAGCCCCGAACATATGATGCTGAATATAACCAGAGGAATAATGATGTGAAATCTTCTACATTGACCTCGTATACTCCTTCTGGAAATATGAAATTGGCTTCGAATTATGTGAATATGTCGGCCGTTCCTAGAGACGTGAACCAGGTCAATAATAGAGATAATGCTCCTACAATGCCCTTTCAGAGTCCTTCTGTTGGATTTATGGGCCAACAGGTTGGTCCTCAGAGCCAGTCATTTAATGCAGGTATCCAGTTGGACCGAAATACTGCTGATATAACATCACAATTGAAGGGTAATCCGTTTGCTATTAGTCATTTAGCGGGATTATAATATTCGTTTAATATATATGGGATACATTAAACGAAAAACAAACAGAAGAATTAAACGAAGGAGAAGAAATACAAAGAAAAATTACGGTGGTGCTGGTCATAAAGAGGATAATGTTAATTATCTTGAAATATCAGCAGATTTAAAAAGACAGGCTGAAATTCGACAAGAACAAACCAAACAAAAAAGACAATTATATTTAGATATAATAAAGGCGTATACAGCTATAATAAATAACATAGATGAACAAATGAAAGAAGAAGGACTCGAAAAGAATGATTTAAAAAAGTTAAAAGAAGAAAAAATAAAAAATATAGAATATATGGAAAATATTCGTAGAAAATTACAAAATTTATAGATATAATTTAAACAATATAAAGAACACAACGTATATATAGTGTATCAGACAGCAACTCCACAACCCAAACATATTTGACCCAGATACCAGCATTAGTATCATACAGCAACTCCACAAAAACTTATTAATCTCCGAAAGGATGATACTAGCACCCTTCCGTTATGGATTTTTGTTAGGTACGTGTATGTGCCGTTAAAAAATATAATCCAATTGCTAGGGTTAGGTACGTGTGTATGTACCATTGAAAAAATTTTTGAAATTCCCTTTAATAGGGACCTTATCAGATTGGCGCAGAGGAAGCGCGTTGGGCCCATAACATAGGGGAACCTACGGTTCCCCCTATGACCCCCTCCCTTTAATAGGGAACCACATTATCAGATTGGCGCAGAGGAAGCGCGTTGGGCCCATAACATAGGGGAACCTACGGTTCCCCCTATGACCCCCTCCCTTTAATAGGGACCCTATCAGATTGGCGCAGAGGAAGCGCGTTGGGCCCATAACCCAAAGGTCGGAGGATCGAAACCTCTATCTGATAAGGGAACCAATGGTTCCCTTATGATCCCTCCTTTTATTTTTAGGGGTCATATAAAATTGATGTTCTTTATCTTGTCATAAAGAAGTTCACACTAGATTTATAAGATACCAAATCAAAATGAATTCATCTCCTTCAAATGCCTCCAAACTTTCGGTCATAAGGTCCCAAAGAATTATTACCAATAAGTGGGACACAGTTAGAAGAACCTGGTTGAAATTCCATCCGTCCCTAGGTGAATCCGACCAAGTTGTATGGGCTTATACACTTGTTCGTGACGAATATGAAAACAAACTTTATACAAAGCGACTGGGAAATTTTATTCTGGACACTTTATGGGAGGATTTGTCATAAAATTAATAAATATGGATTTGGGGTTGTCATGAAGATGTAATATATATTGATAGATGGATGTCGGGTGGAGGTTGATTGTATATATATTTTTTTGACAAATGAATTTATTTATATGTTTAATATAAATAAATGCCAAAATGCGTTTCTGGTTGTAAAGGATTTCCATATAATGACTGTAATAAATCCCCAAGATGTTCGTATATAAACGGCGAGAAAAACCAATATTGTCGTTTAGCACATAAGTTTAAAATGAATAAGTACCCAGATTGTCAAGTAACTCGCAGATTAAAAAAGGCAGAAAAACATAATAAGTCCGCTAAGGTAATCCAGCAAGCATTTCAGCGGGTAAAACAAGCAAGAGAAATAGAAAGAGAAACAAGAGGAGCAAATGTCGTAGCCCGTTTCATGAGAAGAACAACCCATAAAAGGCGTGCGGAATTTTTAAAGACGGTCTGTTCTGATTCCGGAGTATGTATGGCCTTCGGGACAAACAGAAAGAAAATCCTAGAATTCTTCGGCGGGTTTACCAATATGGATTACGCTGTTTCTCCTGTAAAAAAAATAGGAAATGTATCAGCAAATGGATTTGTAAAAGAAATAAAATACGAAAAACGTGGGTATACATCATATGCTGTTCTCAAATCGGCTGCTAAACCTGGTGCGGATAATTTAGCATATGAATACATTGTAGGACAATTCATAAATGCGCAATCAAAGAGTTTCCCATGTTTTATTGACACATATGGTCTTTATTATTATAATAGCAACGCAGCATGGAGCCATTCGAAAAGGTCGGTCAATATCAGTGCGTCTACATTAACCCGCGATTTGACTCTTCAACGAGATCCATTTAATTATAAAAAAATGTGCGAGGATTCGAAACACTGTGCAATATTGATAGAGCATTTGAAAGGAGTTCAATCTGTAGGGGACCTATTATACAATACAGTAGACCTACTTGATCTCCATTTATTTTTATTGTATGAGATTCCATTTATTCTTTATCAAGTCTATTTTCCATTATCGATTTTACAAAAGGTTTTCACACATTACGATTTACATCAAGACAATGTTCTTTTATATCAACCTATAAAGGGGAAACATATTAAGTATCATTATCATTCGGCTAACGGAGTGGTAACATTCAATTCGCCATATATAGTAAAATTAATCGATTATGGGAGGTCATTTTATAAATCGAACTCTCTAATAAAACCTCGGGAAATATACGACTATTTATGTGCTGAACCCGATTGTGATACATGCGGATGGAATTCTGGATTATCCTGGTTGGACCCTGTGCTTCAAGACGATAATTTTTTCATTAGTAGTTCGATTGTAAATCCTAGCCATGATCTCCGTTTAATGTATATTGTAAAAAACTCATTTAATGACCCTTACACTAGAAATACAGCAGGATTATCTCAAAATAGTCAGGTATTGTATAATACGATTAATGCTATATTAAATAAGGTTGTTTACGAGGTTGGTATTACAGACCCAGCTAACGTACATTCAGGTACTGAACCAAATAGGGCATCTGGTCTACCATTGGCGATTAATAATGTAGGAGATGCTGAACGCGAATTACACGATTTATTAAATGACCCATTTTTAAAAGGCGCGAATAATAGGAGACATTTAGATGCCAACAAAATCGGGGATATGCATATTTATCACGATGGCCGACCGGTGTCGTTTGTTCCTTCATAAATTAACTGTGTCATATATTTTTACAATTATATAATTCGAAAATATATATAAACATTACCAGTTTATATATTTTAATGCGTGGTCTACTTGTATTATGGTCCATATTATTGAACACCGGGTTAATCAATGGGTTTTTTATTAATAAACCGCGATTCTCTTCAAGAATACAATCATTAGGCGAAGAAAATCGTAAGTATCCTTTCTCGCAGAAGTATTTTGAACGATATATCAAACGTCTGAATTCGAAAAATATAACGGAACAGACGGAGGCCATCTTGAATGAGAACAACGATGACCCTTTTGGACACATTCCTATAGAGAATCTAAATATCACTAACGGAAGGGTCCGGATTTTCATAAACAAAAATATATTGAGCCCCTTTTTACAACCGGATGAAGAAGAGAACGATGAATATGAGACAGATAATAAAGATGATTATGAATCCTACAGGAAAAATCGAGGAACAAAAGGCAGAAGGGACGGGTCAAAAGGCGCAACTTCAGAGCATTTCGAAATCGTCAATGACTCCGGCGCGGATTTTCAGAGTGTAGGTGGTTATGATTCCGTAAAGTCTGAACTGGAGCAGTGTATCGATATCTTGAAAAACACATCGAAATATGCACGATACAATGTGAGAACCCCCAAGGGACTCATTTTTGAAGGCCCTCCTGGAAACGGGAAGACGCTTCTTGCGAAAGCCCTAGCAGGAGAAGCCAAAACGAATTTTATCGCTGTTTCTGGTGCTGAATTCCAAGATAAATATGTAGGTGTTGGTCCGGCAAAGATAAGAGAGCTTTTTAAATTGGCCAAAGAGAATACACCTTGTATTATTTTCATCGATGAGATTGATGCCCTGGGACGTTCTCGAAGTGGGAACGGGGAATCTTCGTCGGCGGAACGCGATAATACGCTTAATGAACTCTTGGTGGCTCTAGATGGGTTCAAGAATACTAGTGGTGTTTTTGTTATTGGAGCGACAAACCGGGCGGACCTATTAGATGCAGCACTTTTGAGACCCGGCCGAATCGACAAAAGAGTTTTTATTGGAAACCCCGATGAGAAAACTCGTGAGGCTATTCTTCAAATTCATTCTGTAGGAAAACCGAGAGAACCTAGAGTTTCTATTCCCGATTTGGTGGATATTACATCGGGGTTCTCCGGGGCCCAAATAGAGAACCTATTAAATGAAGCCATGTTGTATGCTCTTCGTTGTAATCGCGAAGAATTTACCAGGGAGGATATTGATATGGTTTGTAATAAAATCTTGGTGGGTTGGCAACCGAATGAGCATGAGTTTACCACTGATATTATCGACCATATTGCGATTCACGAGATGGGACATGCTATTGTGGGCATCTTATCGAAGCATCACTCGAAGGTCACGAAGGTGATTATCAATCTATCGGCTCCTTCGTCGCCTGGATATACCGTTTTTGAGAACTCTCCTAGTAATATTTATACTAGGGAAGCTCTTTTCGAACATCTTATGATATTACTGGGTGGCCGGATTGCGGAGGAGCAATTCTGGGGAATCTCGGTTACTACTGGGGCTATTAACGATTTCGAGGAGGTTCTCAAATTAGCACATAAGATGATTACGTATTATGGTATGGGTCAAAAAATAATATATCCTACAGACAGTGAGAAATACAAGGAAATCGTGGATGACGAGATTTACCAATTGATTGATGATGCTTATAAGTTCTCCAAATTCATTATTGAAAGGTCGAATGATTTTATTTTTGAAAGTGCCGAATTATTGAAGGAGAAAAAGACTGTGAAAATCGAAGAACTCATGGAACTTATTCATGACCGGTATCCTTATTTGCTGGACTTGAAGATACACTAATGTAAGGGAACCTACGGCCCCCGTATAGAAGAGACTTTATTTCAGGGCTTTTCGCCCCTCCGGGGCGTCTTGAAGCATTATATCTTCTTGACAATGTGTAAAAATGCGTATAAATATTTTTACAAAATATATTTATAAAAATATATATGAACTTCATTAAAAGACTCTTATCTGTTTTCTATGTTTTAGCGGTTATCAGTGGAGAACCTACTTGTAATAAAACCGTAACAGAACCTAATTCGTGCATCCAATTTACTATTTCTTCTGGAACTGGATGTGCTTGGATGTGTTCTTATTGTGCTAACCAATTAGGAACTAACAATTATTATTTTCCTGATGGTGTTTGTTCTTACCAATCTGGAGGCTGTGTAGGAAATCCTATTGCTGGAAAGCAGTATTCATGTTGTTCGGCTTAGGTATAATTTATATCTCCTTGAATTGTCAAGAAGATATATTGATTATATATATGTGTTATAGTGTAGAATCGAGTTTAAGAACTAGTATAGTATCTTTTATAGCAATTGTTGTTTTACTATCCTCCGGTATACCTCATTTCAAATGGTTAGCTGTAACTTTAATCGGTTGGTGTACAATTCAATTTGTCGAATTTCTATTATGGCTTACAGAACCATCAAAAGACGCGGTTGACGGATGTTCAGAATGGAATAATTTGATAACAACCACGCTAGTTCCTTTTGGATTGATGATGAACCCTCTAGCGCCGTTATTCGGTTCTCTTTATGTTATTCCCTGGAATAAATCTTCGGATTTTCGTAAGAATTTTATTGTTATTTTTTCTATTATAATAATCGCAGGAATTATGTATTTGTATGATGACCCGAATCAGTGTACTACTGTAAGCCCTCAGGGACATTTATTATGGATATCTAATAAACTACTTTCGAATAATCTTACAGAAAATATTATTACTTATTTATGGGGGATTTTGATTCTCTTGCCATTTTTGCTTTTTTGGGACAAAAGTTTTATAATTATAGCGATGTTTATTTTGTTTCCTTTAATAGGATTCTTTTATGGTATGTATTATACGGATTCTAAAGCATCTATTTGGTGTTATTATGCTAGTTTTTCTAGTATTATAGGTCTTTTATTATTGGGTTTATATAAATCAAGATTCTCTATATTTTAGTTTTGATTGGGTTTTATTTGGTTTTTATTTGGATTTTATTTGGATTTTATTTGGGTTTTATTTGGATTTTATTTGAGTTTTATTTGGATTTTATTTGAGTTTTATTTGGGTTGTCACAAAGGTGTATTTTGTTGATAATAATCAAATAAAACATCAAACATTTCAGGTGTTTCACTAATTAAACTATCTAATGTTGGTCTGTCAAGTTCTCCGAACCATCCATCATACGCAGGAGTTCCCATGATTTGTTGTAAAATACCAATCATACTATCTCTATCAACAAGCTGTATTCGTGGCTGGTCTGGAAATACTTCTTCAAATGGTGCTACATCTCCAAAATCAATTAATATAGCGGTTTTATTATATCTCGATAGAGCTATAGCAATTTCGCGTCTAATATCGCCTTCTGGATATTCTAATACACACTCCAAATTGTCTTCATCCGGTCTCATTATAATATTTTTCAAATGACAATCTAAGTGTATAAACCCGTTCAAGTATAATAATATTAATTTGTATAATATTTTTATCACAATAACCATATTCGTAATACGGTCTATTCCATCTCGGTCTATTTCATATTTTGCCGATTCCCCCGGAATAAATTCCATTAAAATTATTCCTAATCCGCATTTTGTAAAACGAGATGGTTTGGATTTTACTTTTTTCAAATCTTTCCATAATTGGTTCAAATATGTATATGTATCTCGATTTGGTATTCTATCAATTAATAATTCAAATATTTCTTTATGTGATAAGATATCAAATATACTGTAATAAATTGGTTTTGGACAAATACCTAATTGACTATTTTCGAATAAAAAATCATATTCTCTATGAAATTTGTCTATATCATATGAACGTTTTTCTGAACGAAACCAAGTTCTTGGATATAATATTCCTTCAGGGCTTATAACGCATAATTTCATAATAAATTCTGTTATTGAACGGCCACCTACTTCAATTCCTTCATTTATTATCATTTTAAAAATTAAAGCATATAAAGAATCTGCAGATACAAATGTTATTTCTTGAGATTGTTTTATAATTTGTTTCAATAATGATTCTACAGGTTCTGAAGTAGGATTTTGTGCTATTTGACGAATCTTAAATTTTTGTCTAGGGTATAATTTTATACTATTTAGTTTAGAAACAGGTGTATGGGTTCTTTGTGTTTGACATTTTGTGGGTTTGAATTTTCGAGTTCCTCCATTTGTCTGTTTTTTATTTTTTCTTTTGACTGTTCTTCTCATCTATACTATTATGACAAATAAAATTGATTCGCATTTCATTTAATCAATCTAAAGCACCTTCACTATACTCAAAATGAACTTTATTACGCTTTCACAACTTCCCGCTTGGTTAGAAGGAGGATTCTCCAAAGATTTACGAGAGAACATCGGCGAAGACGAACCAGAAGCTGAATGTATTATAACTCATCCATTGAAATTAGACCTTGTCTTTGGCGATTTACACGACCTATTAAAAATGCTCGATACATATATCTACATGCAGCTACCCCGATTTCCTCGCGAGTTTTACGATTTTGCAAGAGACAATGCTTATCTTAAACCGTTGTTATTTGAGCTGGAATCCGGGAATGGTGATCTTGTCAACTTCTTCGAACTGACAAAAACCCCCGAATACGCTGCCATCAAAATTTGTATTGAACATCCCATGTCATATGAACTACTGAAGGTAGCTATCATAAAGAACCAGATGGGGATTATTCAGTATCTAGTCGAAGACGTAGGATTCTGTCCAGAAACAGAATCATTATTCACGGCAGTTGAACATGGACATATTCATATTCTCGAATACATTTTCAGTATATTTCCTGAAGTAAAACAATCCTTCAAATGGAGAACAGCTGCGCTTTTCAAGGCTGTCAAAAATGATGACGTGGCGATGCTTATTTATTTAAAAGAAAATGTCGGTACGGACTGGAAAAACAAGGATATATTGAAGGCGGCCATGGATAACCGTAGAGAAAATTGCGCGGTCTACCTATTAAAACAGGGTTGCAAGATAAATTCGACGGCCCTAGAAATCGCGTGTAAGATGGATTCTTTGGAAATAATCCGATTAATCTTTGAAAGTGGTCAAGACCATGAAATGGCTTCTAGCACAATCATTCTCAACTATGCTATTCGAATGGACCGGTTGGAAATCGCGCGATATCTTTATTCGCAGGGGAATAAACCCAATCAACTGACATTGATGTACTTAACCGATTGTAAGAACCCCGAATGTAGACGATTCGCCGAGGAAATCTGTGTGGCCGAGCTATAAATTACCGGGTCAAAAATATCCAAAAATTCAAAAAAAATAAAATCATATATAGTAATATATAATCGTGAAATTATAATTTCACGATTTTTTTTCATAAAAATAAAATAAAAAGAAACATATAAAATGGTCTGGCCCAAGAAAAAATACTTTTCAAAATAAAAATAGGAGAACATTTTTTGATTTTCCCTGGAAAATATTTTTGTTACCCAAATTCCGGGTCATTTTTTCCCAAGATTGTCAAGAAGAAATAATATTCGAATTCTTCTGGAGGTGCAAAAAATTTTTTAGAGGTTTCCCCAAATTCCAACAGCCTCGTCGGATTCCCAGACAATAATGGGACCTCCCTCGGGGTATTCCGTATAGGGGACCGATTTAGAAGTAGACCTTTCTAGATTCATTAATGCTTTAAGACCCAGGAGCCGGCGTTTGAGAGGATACATTTTTTTCGGCAATTTCCGGCTATAGAACTTGAATGCCCATTCGAATTGTAGTGCTGTTTTCCAATCGGGGAATCCGCGAATATGACATACGCGTTCCCATGCATGGCCTTCGGCGACCTTCATGTGCGTAGCATGAGCCCCGCCGACAAGTTCTCCATTGTGTTGTCTTAAACGATGATTTAAATCAACCGTCGCCCCTACATATGTCGATTTATCGGTACATTCCAATAGATAAACAAAAAAAGACATTATATATATATATATACAAGATGTATTCTGTGTATTCTCTTTATGACATATCTTTTGGAACCTTTTATGAATCTATTTTTATAGGACTTTATTCGTTGGTTCTCTATACGATATTGAATCGATTCATAATAAACGTTCCTTACGCTTATCTTCTTTTTCTATTAGGCGTGGCAAAGCACTTCTTGGGCTATTTTGGAGGCCTTCAGACATATTATTGTCAGGTATATAAAGATGAACATTCGGTTGCTTTAGTTCCAACTGCGTTGGATTTGGTGTTCGAAGGTTTATTGTATGTTCTCATCGGTCTATCATTTCTGTATATTGTCAAGAACAAATATATTATAGCCTTCTTGACAGGGGTTGTTCTCCATTTAGGATTTGAATTCGTTGGACTCCACAAATATTTTTTGAGAACCAGATGTGAGGTTGTCTAGCTCCGCTAATTCCTCTGGGGTATTAATCCCTCGAAGTCTAAGCCTCATGTTCTCGTCTTCTATTAAAACCGTTGAAACACGGTGTCCAGATATTTCGTTATATGATGAACCATTCACCAATCCAATAATATCCGTCAAATAATATTCTTTTTGATTGTTCTCGTTTGTTATTTTTGGAATATACATATGGAGAACCTCTCCGGAAATTAAATACAAACCAGCGTTCACTTGGGTTATTTTCCGCTGTTCTATAGTGGCGTCTTTCTCTTCGACGATTTGATTTAGAATCCCTTCTTGACAAATAATCCGACCGTATCCGTGAGGGTTCTCCAATATAGTTGAGAGAACAACGCAATCTGTTTTGGCGTTATTTACAAAGGTTTCCAATATAGATTGATTAATGAGTGGCGTATCACCATTCAAAATGAGAACTCGGTCGGCCGTCTCGTATTGTCCTAAAGATGATTTAATGGCATCACCTGTTCCCAATGGCGTCTTTTGCTGAATGAAAACGACCCCGAAAATATCGATATATTCAGAAAGCGTCCGGATAATTTGTTCGTGGAATTTTCCGGTTATTACCACTATTTTTTTAGGGGCCAATGATAATGCTGCTTCTATGACCCATAATAACATGGGCTTTCCTCTGAATAAATGGAGAACCTTCGGTAGACTAGACCGCATCCGCTTGCCTTCACCCCCAGCCATAATAGTTACAACCAATGAATCTGATAGTGTCGCTGAATGAAAACCCGACATATAATAATATAAATAGGATTTCTATATTATTATAACGAATATAAGTGAAAGATGGAAGGTATTATTCATTCATTCAATCAAGTAGCCATAAGGGGGTCACGCACATTAATCCTTTGTGACATTGACGAGACTCTTCTTAGATGGGACAAATCGGTTCAAGATATTTACAATGGTTATAAAATGCTTCATCCACATTTAGAGCAGTCTACACTAGAAACCCTATCGGAAAATTATTATTCTGAATATCGAACCCGAACACCGGCGATTCCAACAGACCTTTCAGGATTTAAGACATTGTTGGCGAGATTGGGAGCAGGTAAAATGATGTTCTTGACAGCCCGGGCGCCCAGCTATCATACTCGCGATGATTTGAACAATATTGGCCTACAGAATTATATGTTCGATATCCATTTCACTGCTAATAAAATAACAAAAGGGGACTACATAAAAAAATATATTGACCTTTCTAGATATGACGATATCGTTTTTATCGATGACAATCCAGATTATATTCATTCAGTATTGATAAATATCCCGACCATAAGATGTTATCTTTTTGACCATTCAAGACGGCTGCTCAACTCGAGAACAACTTCGACATATTAATCGCTTCTTGATTTATCGCGGGTGTCCTAAAGAGTTGATATATGAAAGCATCGTCGCGAAACCTCGCAGTATATGTGCTCTGGATGGCAGACCGGCCAATTCGCCCCAAACACTGGATGGTCTTCGCCTGGGTCATATTCGCCATATCTTTACCTATGAATCCATGACAGAAGTTGTAGTTGGTTCCGAAGACGAAATCGCTAGCAGCAATGATAATATACAGCTCCTGTTGACCCGCTAGTTTCTTCATGAGTTCCAGATACTTGGGGTCGACACCCTCTATGAAAAGCCCGATTCCCATCAACATCAGGACTTTCAAAGAATTATCCACTGTGAGCGACATAATATCTTTGATACTCTGTTCCGCGATACTTGAGCAGAATGCCCTGTCTGACACTTGCTTCGCCCATTTCGTCTGATGGGTTTTCGTATTAGGCACATATTCCGGTTCAAGAACAATAGCCTTGATTTCTCGGTTTAAGACCTCTACTTTTTTGTAGAGGTCCTTCACATTTGACGATTGTGATTCATCGTCTTTTTCCTTCTGTTTTGTCTTCTTATCTGGGTTCTCTTGAGTAATCTCATCGAGTCTTCGTTCCAGTTCTTCTAATTGTGCGGAGACTTTATTGTTCTTGTCGATTTTCTTCAAAAGGTCCTGAAAGACAGATTGTGGTATTTCCGACTGTTGGATATAAAAGTTTCCGATTTTCTTGGCGTCTTCTGTCAAGAAGATTGTTGGTCCATCTGTGAGTGTATGTGCGTCCGATGTTGTCAATAGGATTCCTGATGCGGGGTTTGCTTTTGGTTTTTCCGTAGAATAAGAAGAAGAAACACTTGCGGTCCTTACGAGGGGGCCACCTCCGCCTGTCTTGGATGAACCGGATGAGTCCAAACTAGTCGATTTCTGAATACCTTCTTGGAATTTCGGCTTCTGGACCTTTTTCATATGGCTATAAATCGTGTCCCAATGTTCCGACTCGATATGCTGAAGGAGTTCCAAATAGTAGATTTTCAAAGAATTCATAGTGATGGACGCAATATCCGCGAAATATTGCTCTAGCTCATACGCTACAGGAACAAAACCATTCTGGGTCACGTAGAATATAAAGCTGACAATCTCGCTCAAATCGAAGTAGCGTAAAAGCGTTTTGTTGTCCACACAATACTGGACGCAATCTACCATGTCATTAAATGACGCATACAACGTATGAGGGAGAGCACAATAACCATCCTTCGTGACAATCGGGATGGATTTACGGCAATCATAGCTAGCAATCGTATGAATTTCCGCGTCGTCGAATCGGCTGCGAAAATCCGCAATTGTGTCTAATATCTCTTCTTCTTTCGGCAGAGTAGCACAAGAAAGAACCACATTCGGAATCTTATTTTGGACCCAGTTTTCGTGGATAACCGCGTGTAATTCGTGGTCGGGATAGTCCATAGTAATCGTAGGTTCATCCCAGTAGGTAATGATTCTTTCTGCCGGATTAAACGCGAGCATATACCTCATAGCGATCAAGTAGGATTGGACGTCGCAAATCATAATCTCTACTTTATCGCCGATGGAATTATTCACTTTGCGGATGCCGCCACTGCGTCTATCCTTCGTGAAATCCGATGCTGCGAACCAGTGAAGCCTGATGTCTGATGCCGTTTCAGCACCGAAAGCGAAGGCTATCTTCTTTTCCATCGAAATCGCTGATTTGGCTAGGGCTAGACCAATGTGTCTGGCGACACACACGAAAATGATGCGGTATTTTGTCGAAAGTCCTATAGGTGAAAGTGTCTTTCCAGTTCCAGTAGGCGCAATATAGAGAACGAGTCGCGGTTGAATGACATGTTGTCTGAAAATGGCAAATAACTCTTTTTGATGAGAGAAGAGGGCTTTATCTTCGTATTCTAGCAAATACGGATTCTGCTCAATGAATACAAATGCACGCTCGACAATATTTGATAGCTTTGTCTTTTCATTCGCTAGAGAAACAACCCGGGTTACATATGCCTGGACCCCAGGATGGATAGTTTGGATGGATGCCTTGGAAAGCTGAACGAGAGTATACAAATAATATGCATATTTCGAATTGTCTTTCGACAAATACTTGCATAATTCGAAACAGAAATCGAGAACCAGGAATTCATATATATTTTTTTTGTTTTGTTCGATATTGGCCTCCAGGTTCTGGACGCGGACTAAATCGATGCTTTTCATTTTTTTTAGGGGGCCCCCTCCTCCTCCGGACTTTCCTAGACTAGAACCTGTAGAATATTCAAAGGTGAGCCATCCTTCGCCGTATTTGCGAATTGTCCGCTGGATAATAGGCGCGAAATATTTGTCATATAAGAACGCTTCGTTTTCGGGCGTCTGTTCGATCTTTGTAAAAGAGAAGAGAGACATCGTTTTGTTCTTCGTTATATTCGGGTTCTCATAACCCTCCATAATCAATTTCAAAATCTCCTTTTCCTGGTCGGATACGGGGATTTCGATACTGTCCCATTCAGTGCGCGTGAGTTTGGTTTGCTTAAGATCCATTTGTGAAGTATATGCGCATCAACAAATAATTTATATATGAATCAATTTTGTAGGGGAACCAAAGGTTCCCCCTACTATGCTTCGCAAACCCCCGCTTGGCTCCGCCAGTTTGTCTTTTTGACATTTTTCGGTATTTGTCATAAAGATATATTATTTATTCATTAACTATAGTGGTCCTGATATTGACTTCTTCAATCGGTCTAGAAAAGATAAAATCAAGTGATTCACTCCATCAGGGATTTCATCCTGCGGACAATGTCCGGCGTCCAATATGTGCCCCTCTGGTTTTCTTGCATGATGAATAAAATCCCCATAAATATGTGGTTGAATCCAAGGGTCTTTATTCCCATTGAGAACCAACAAAGGAATATCCAATTCGGCCAATAAATCGTCCATATAGACGATGGGACTAGCAACATTACCTTTTATTATCTTATAAAACACTTCCCCTGCGTTCGGTTCTTCTGCAGGTCTTTGAATGGATTCGACGAGCGCATCATCGACCCTTTCAGGATGTGTAGGATAAAGTGACAACAGGGTTTCCCGGATATTTGTCTTGAAAAAATAAAACATTGTGTTTATGACAGGCTTTACGAGCATCCAACTAAAAAGAGGATAAATAAATGGGAGCTCTTTTTCTTTGAAGACCCCGACAGCATTGATGAGAACAATAGATTGAATTATCGGTGTTATTTCGGGGTCTGCTGCCGAATAAACCGAGATAAGACCACCGATACTATTACCGATAAGCGTGACTGGCTGATTTGTTTGATGATTTATCTTTTTGACAAACTCGGTGGTCTGTGTCCTCCATACTTCGGGATTATAATTTATGATGGGCTTTTCGGAGGCCCCGAATCCTAGGAGATCCATAGCAAATACATTATAGTGCTTTGATAATTCGGGGATATTTGAACGCCAATGAAAAGTAGAAGCACCGAATCCATGAATGAGAAGTAGATTGGGTTTGTCTACATGATTGACGAATTCTTCATAATATATTTTGTATTTATTTTCATTTAGTTTTAAATCCCATATATTCGAAATGGGCACTGATTCAGTATTCATATTCGGTCGTTGAATTATATTGCTTGGTAGAATATTTTTATCATTCATTCCATTGAAAAACATTGATAAATAAGAGCATATATTGAATAGCATATATTATTTTGTAAGACGGTTTTATCTTGTTTATTTTGTTAGTATAAATAATATTTTACAAATATATAATGAAGGGATATATCAATAAAATTTATAGTTTGGACCCATTAACAAATGAAGAATTAAAGCAAATTGAATTATTACCTGAAAATGATAAATTATTATTAATAAAAACATATAATAAATCAATTGAAAACACAAATGTTTATATAATGAACCTGTTTGACAATTTTGACAGGTGTGAACATTGTGATGAGAAAAATCCCGAATTCGATACTAAATTATATAAAATCTTACAATTTAATTATACACCAAAAGAGCGGTTTATACAAGATGAGCCTTCTGTACCACCAGCTGTAGTCCCATCTGTAGTCCCATCTATAACACCTTTTAATAATTTCATAAAAGAAAAGATAAATTCAACTATATTACAGAGAATATGTAATATATTTTCATTTTTGTGTAATAAATCACATAAGCCGATTAGAAGAGAAGAAATTATAATATAATCGAGGAAGGAATAAATCCTACGTGATGTCATGAAAAGAATCTAGGAATCGAGGAAGGA